ATCAGCGTCTGAGCCTTGGCCGACCGCTGCATCTGGCCGACCGTCTTGCTGTCGACAAGCGTGGCCCGCAGCGCGTCGGCGCGCTTGACCGCACGGTTCTGCGCGACCGTGATCACGTTGATGATCGTCTCGGAGTTCATCACGTTCTGGGTGTTGGGCTGCACCAACTGCTGGATCCGAGCGAGTAGCTCGAGCGCCTGGGACTTCGGCTCGAGCTCGATCTCGCGCTTGACGACCGCGCCGTCCTTGAGCGTCTCGCGGTACTTGCGGATCAACCGGCGCTTCTCGGGCGGCAGGCGCTCCTTGATCTGCGCCAGCGTCATGAAACTGCCGCGATTGGGCAGCGGCTTGCCCTCCTCGTCGAGCTCAATCGTGTCGTCGACGTAGTCGGTCAGGTCCGCGTCGATCGTCTGGATCAGGCGCTTGAGCGCAAAGGCGCGCTCGACTCCCGCGGCGATCAGCGCGGGCGCGGCCAGGCGCTGGATCAGCTTGCTGACCTCGGGCCGGGTCATCAGGTTCGCGCCGCGCGCGTGGTGCCTCGGCTCGACCGCTTCGCCCGGGTCGTACACGTCGCGGAAAGCGACCCCGACGTCTACCGTTTCCAGCACCCGCTTGGCGAACGCCCACTCACGCAGCTGCGTCTGGGTCGTCGGTGCCTCAAGCTCCGGTAACGCCTCGCTCATAGTCGACCGAGCAGCGCCAGGACCAGGACGATGACCAGGATCAACACCAGCACGCCCGCCGGGGTGTAGCCGTAGGAGTGCAGGCCCACCGCCGGCAGCGCGCCGATCAGCAGCAGGATCAGGATCACGATCAGGATGATCGACAGGACGTTCATGTCAGTGGCTGAGAACCTGCAGCACCTCGCGCACGTTCAGCAGGAAGGCCAGCAGCCCCGCGCCGAACATGATCTCACCCACGCGCACCAGTTTCGGATTGCCCGCCAAGGCGTACATCAGCAGGCCGATAATCGCTACCAACAGGCTCAGTGCAATGATCATTGCCCTTCTCCTCGTTTGCCGCCGTGAAGTATCTCAAACTCGCGCAGCCGCTGCTGTTCCTCGAGCGCCACCACGCGCTCGCGCAAGTGGCCGGCCTCTTCCGACCGCACCTTGATCACCTCGCGCGCGTCGCTGATCTGGCCGTCGAGCCGCTCAACGTGCTCGCGCAGCGGCTGAATCGCCGTCGCCCACAACGCCAGCAGCGCCACCGTGATCGTGGCGATCGTGGTCGCAATGGCGTCGAACCGCGTCGTCGCCATTCATCCCTCTCATTGCGTCATCACGAACCAGGGCGAACACAACGTCGACGAGTCGCATGACGATACGCTCAGGTCATAGGGATTGCTTGGCAAATTCGCCGTCGGCAGAAAACTCAGGTAGTAGGTCGCTCCCGGCTTGAGCGTGCAAGTGCTCACCGCCTGGTTGACCGCCACCACCGTCCGCAGCCCGCTGCTCGACCTGTTCTGATTCATCCGGCAGTAGGCAGGGATTTGCGATCCCACCTGACCGAAATCGCCGGGGCACACACTGATCGTGGCAGAAGCGTTGGAGTTGATCCCCGAACCGGACCAGCCCCACGTCACCCGCGACCCCACCGCGCTGGCCGGAACCACGAACTTCTCGGTGAAGTACATGTACGGCGATGCGCCCGTCGGCTGAGTCGTCAGACCGGAGTTGCCAGGCCATGACGGCGTGTTCCCCGGATAAGTCCACATCGCGTTGTAGTCGGCAGCATTGACGACCGGACTGACCGTGCCGTCACCCCACCTGACCCGCGACTGCAGCACCGGTCGCCAGTTCTTCCCCGCCGTCGGCGTCGGCAAAGGCTTCAGGCCCGAACAATCCCCGGGCGGCGGCGGCGGCGGCGCGGTAATCGTCAGCGACGCCGTACTCAACACCGCACCCGGCTGGCACGTCACCGTCACCGCATCCACGCACGGCGCAGCATTCGCCGGGATGGTCATCGTCACCGACGCCGAACAGGTCTGCTGCGGACCCACCCCGGAGCACGCCGCCGCCGCCAAAACCGGAGCCGACACGCACCCGCTCTGGGTCACCGCGCAACTGGTCGCCAGCGCCGCACTGTAGGTCAGCGTCGCCACCTCACCCGGCATGGCCGACTCCGGCCCAATCACCGCCCCCTGTGGCACCGGATTGAGCGGCTCAAACGTCGCACTCGCCGCGAACCCGGAACCGGCCCAAAACACCAGCGCGAGCAGCAGCACCCTCACGGGTAAAACGGCACCTTCACCGTCGCCAATGCATACGGCGTCTTGTTGTAGTTCTCCGGCGTCTGCGCCGCAATGTGCGCCTTGAAATCCTTCAAAGTCGTCCCCGCCAGCACCGCCAAACTGTTCGGCGCAATCCGCTTGCCCGACTGATCGTAGTTGCCGTTCGGCAGCTTCTCATCCAACCGAAATGTCTGCCAGACCATCGCCCCAAACGGATGATTCGCCGGATGACATACCTGCAGCACCTTGGCCTGCGTGGCGTCATCCATCTGACGAAAAGCCTTGATCGTGAAATCAGCCACATACAACTGCACCGCGTCCGCCGGATTGCCCAACTCCTTGATCTTCGCCACCACAAAATCAAACAACACCGCCCCGTCCGCGTCCGGCCCCGTCAAATACCCCACAGGCAACCCAACCGATGGGTCCACCAACCCCGCAGGCTGCGCAAACGTGCTCCCCTCAAAATCCGGCGCAGCCTGCTCCGGCAACCCCAATCGACGCTCTCCCATAACACTTCCTCCTCGCCTCTCAGCCCAAGCCACCGATCATGCTCCCCACTTTTTCAAAAATCTACCAGAAATGTCGGGGGGGTCGCGCATCATAGTATACAAATCCCATTTGTAACCGTCGAAGGCACTCTATCCGAATCCGATTCGGCCAGGCCCAGGCCGACGCCGGTGGCTCGAGGGGCAAGCGGCGGGGTGGCTGGGGCCAGCCGGGTCGGATGAGAATGATTATTATTCTTGCGAAAAAGTATACGAATGAACTCAATGATATCAGGCACTTGCGTGCCATTTTACATAATGGTCATATGCGTGCTAGATGAACGAAAGGGACAAACCCCAGGTTTATCAGCAACTTGTGCCTAGCCCACCCGCCAAATGCGCGTGCGAGCGCTCACGCGGCGCTGGCGGCGCTCAGGTGCTCTCGACCGCCAGCGCGGCGGCGGCGTCGCGTGCCGCCTTCCACGCCCTGTACGCGCTTGTGCGGCGGTCGCGCAGGCCGCTCGCCAGCCGTGGCACGCCGTCGGTCGACGCGGCGAAGGCGGCTACCCGCACGCGCTCGTCGTGGGCTTCGATATCGGCCCGAATCAGGCGCTCAATGCGCGCCTCCAATCGGTCGATCTTCAGGGCGGTGACGTAGCGGATTCTGGGGTCGCGCTGGCGGCGCGGACGGTTCACCTTCATGGGCATTCTCCGGCGTGGTTTATATCAGGTATACAATGCAGCATCCTTGCCTGTTATAAATCTGCAAGATGTGCAAGAAGACGCATTGTGCGCGTATTATACAACGGGATTCTGTAGCACAATCGAAAAATCAATAAGTTGAATACCAAGGCGTCTCAGGCGTCTCAGGCGTCTTCATTTTTCCCATAGAGGCCGTAGAACACGCGCAGGCACCGTCTCACGCCCCGTGAGACGCTAAATACAGACTATTTCTTTTAATATATAACTGAGGTAGTAGGGATAGTGTTGGTAGATCAAGGGGTTGGGAGGGCGCTTTTTGGGACACAGAAGGGACGCCTGACGTCTTTCTAAGTCATTGATGCGCCTGGAGATTGTGGGAAAGTTGAGAATAGTGCTTGACGGCCTGCATCTGCCCGTTATAAATTAGCGTCACTGGCACCCCGCCAGCCACACAAAACCGGAGCAATCCCATGCAAGGCGTCCTAACCCTCGACACGATTTTGACCACCCTCGACACCCTCGACCGCGACGGCTGCGACCTGTCTGCAGCACTGCAGAACAGCACCCAGAATTCCACCGTATCGGAGGCCGCTTAAGCCATGAAATTCAAGCTCAACATCGACTGCAATTCCGACGCCTTCCACGACGATCACATGGCCGAGATTGCGCGCATCCTGCGCGCCGCTGCAGCCCGCGTCGAAGACCTTCGCTGCACCAGCGGATCGCTGGCCGACGCCAACGGCAACAGCGTCTGCACCTTCCTGCTCGGCTCTGACCTGTACTTCAAGGAACTCGACCTGCGCGCTGCCGAACAGGCGGCGCATTGCGCGCTCTGCGGCGAACGCTTGGACGATGGCAAGAACTGCCGCTCGCTCGACCGTGTTTCGCACGACTTCCTGTCCTGACACTGCCCCGGAGAATCCGACAATGGCAAACCGTCTCACAAAAGCACAACGCGCCTTCCTCATCAGCGAGGCCGACTTCGACCGCGACTACCAGCCGCGCAAGCATCGCAGCGGCGACTTCTACACGTTCCAACAGGTCCGCCGCTACCCCATCAATCGCGTGTGGAGCATCGTCGATGACGGCGGCGAAACCGATCACCTGTACGCCTCTCCCGGCTACCACGTTGTCAACCATCTGGGCTATGTCGTGACGCGCAAGCCGTGGGACGAGAACACGCTCGACGCGCTGTACCACGAAGCCTGACAGCGATGCCTCTTGCGGGTCGCATCCATCGCGACCGCAGTGGGCAACACTGACACCAACCCAAGAGAGGAAACCGCAATGACTGACACACTGAAGCTTTCCGGCAAGACCCGCACCATTGCCTTGCTGCCGCGTGTGGGCGCGACGCTCGTCGTGGGCGGCAATGAGTACCGCGTGCGCCGCGTCGAAGAGGTGAACGCCTACGGTGCCGTTGGCCACCGCATCTACTTCGACCTGAACGGTCGCCGCGTGTACGACCCCATGTCGTGGACGTCGTGGCGGCAGCTGGCGTGCGGCACTGAAGCGGTGAACGTCGTGATCGACGCCGACGTTGTCGAGCGCAAGCATCGCGGCGGTGCGCCCACGTATGAGGTCACGCTGCAGGTTGGCGACATTCAGTACCGCTTCTCCTGCAAGACGCTCGACGGTGCGTTCGCGCTCAAGGAACTCGCCGCGAGCGCGCTGCTCGACATCTCGTCCGCTGTCCTTTGAACTTGTATACAACTGGAGTACTACCCGTGCCTACCGACATCTGTCCCGCCGTCCATATTTTCGATCACATTACCCTCGCGCAATTCCGCGCCACGCGCACCGAATCGGCTGACGTTGCGCGCTTCGCTGGCCTCGACCCCGACGATGACACCATCTTCCCCGGCTACACCTATCTGGGGTTCGGCTACATCGTCGACGAGCGGCGCGTGACGCCCAAGCCGCAGACGCCGAACCGCTACCGCTACTGGACCCTGACCGCCGACGGCGTCGAGTGCGGCAGCGATGATCTGGATGCGCTTGAGGCGCTTGTGTACGCCGACACCGTGCAAGGCGGGCACCTCGTCGCAGGCTATGGCTACATCAGCCTGCAGCCCATCCCGCAGCCGCTGGAAGAGGTGCTAGATCAGGACAGCGCGATCAACCGTGGCATCCGCGCCGACATGAAGGTCGCGACGTGCGCGCCTGCGCTGCTGACTGCGCTGCGCCACTGCCGTGCGGATGGCTCCGCGCACGCCGCCGCCGTGTTGGCCGCCTTGGGCTTCTGATGCTGCCTGCTGCCGTGTCAGAGACGGCAGCGAGCAACACCGCAAACCACTAACCCCAGAGAGGATCACCATGCAAAACATCATCACCGCCCGCAAGCTTCAAGCTACCTTCACCGCCGCATGCGCAGCGCTCGCCACCGATGAGCGCGCCGAGTGCGATCAGCTGGCGCAGGTTCACACCGCACTGTGCGAGGGCGCGGTCGCAGAGGAATACGCGCACACGGGCGGCAACGTCTACGTGTCGTACACGCTGCACGCCGCTGGCAATCGCCTGTTGCTCGCGTCGGCAACCTTTGAGTGCCTGAACGTGCTGCTGCTGCCGCGTGCGTACAGCGCCACTGACATCGATGCGGCCATGACGTTCCAGTACGACTTGGCGGGCGAAGATGACGCCTTCATGGTCCTGCAGGTGCTGCCGTACAGCACGGTCGAGGATCAGGCTGGCAAGCTTGGTCCCTGCGCGACCGACGAGTATACCTTTGCCGAATTTCAGGCCACGCGCCAGCGCGTCGCTGACATTCGCGAAGCGTCGAGCCACTGCATCGAAGAGGCGATGCCCGGTTTCGTGTACGCGGAGGGCATGTACATCGCAGAGTGCGCGCTCAACACGTACTGGCTGCTGATCGGCGCGCACGTCGATGAGACCAGCAACGACCTTGCGAAATTGGAGCGCGTGTTGTTCGACTACGGCGTCGAATCGGGCGAGATCATCGCCACCTCGACGATGCAGGTTGCGTACATCAGCGACGAGGCGGACCCGTGCGAGATGGGGCTGGAAGAACTGATCAGCAACTTCAATGAGAGCGGCGGATTTGAGGGCTGCGATGCGGGCGACTTGCGCGAGGCGATGGACAACGGCGGCTGGTTCCACGGGTCGCACGAGAATGGCCGTTACATCGTGCTGAACCTCGCCAAGCTGGGGCTGACCTTCACGCTCGCGATGGATGCCGACAAGCTTGATGCGGCCATCGCTGCGAAGCGCGCTGGAGGTGCAGCGTGAACCGCGCCACCATCCTGCGCCTCGCTGCGCACGCGCACGGCACGTCGGCGGTGCATTGGAACCGTGACCTTCTGGGCTGGTTCCATCACGACGCGAAGGGCGACCTGTACGTATGCGCGAAGTGTGCGGGCGAGATGCTCACACGCGGTCACTCGCTGACGCCCGCCACGCCTCTCTGGCGCGGCGACACGGTCACGCGGCCATGGGTCTGCGTCGTGTGCGCTGCGCGCCTCGCTGCGGCCTTCTGCGCCGAGATACGCGCCACGCTCACGCCCGACGAACTGGACACGGCAGTCAAGCGCAACCGGACCATCCGCGCGGGCTGCTGCGCCTCTCACGACTTCTGCGATGCCAACGTATGCATGATCGATGCTTGGCAGAAGGCGTTTGGTTTCGAATGGCACAGTGTCGAGGACGGCGACGAGAACGACCCGGTTCACATGGCGCGCATCGATGCCGAAACGGAACTGTGCAACGAAGCGTGGGACGCCGCACGCGAATCCGAATTCACCCTGCAGGAGGTGCAACCGTGACGGCCAGACAGTGGGCGCGTTGCGCGCAGTGCGGACTCGCAACCTACGTGTGCGCCAAGCGTGGCTGTCCGCCGCGCAAGGGCTACGTGCTGGCGCAGCGCAAGGGCGCGTACAACGAACGCCATGAGAGCGCGCACCAGACGCTCGCAGAGGTCAGCGCGGAGTGGCAGCGGATACGCGATGCGTGGGAGCGCGAGGTGGGCGCAGGCGTGCGCTCCGACGAGTTCCCGGTCGCCTTCGTCCGCAAGGGTGGCCGTTCGTTCGGCTACGTCTCTTGGAACGGGCGCGTGTGGTCTGGCGGGCCTAAGCAGTGGACCCCGGACACGCCGCTGCTGCAGGAGGCAACCCGTGCCGTACCGTAACCCGCTCGTCATCAGCATAGGCCGCAGGCACCTGTTCGCCGCGCACGACATGGCGGGGGCGCGTAAGGAGTATCTGCGCCTGCGCCGCGAGCATCGCAAGGCGCACCCCGGCGCACCGTTCCCCCCAGCCAAGGTGCGCGACGGCAACCGCAAGGATCGCCTCGTCGCCTGCATCAACAACGACGGTCGCGTTTACGAACCCGGCAGCGCGTTCTTCGATTGGATCAAGACCAAGCGCGGATTCTGACGGCTGTTGCGCTTCAAGGACGGAGCGCAGCGGCGGTCGCGATCACGCCACCGATAACCCGACAGGAGTTTCTACCCATGACCCAACAATCCCCGGCCTGCGGCTATCCTGACTGCGCCTGCGGGCGCGAGGCGGCTGCGGCCCAGGCCCGCGCCCAGGCCCGCGCCCATCACGCTGCTACCCATGTCGCGCCCGTGCTGTCGCACCTCGCGTTCACGGTCGCTCGCATCGCACGCGAGTCGCGAGTGATCGCGCTCGACCTTCACCGCCGTGGCCTCGCGACCAAGCTCGACCGTGCCTACCATCGCGGCCTGCGCGTCGGCGCACGCGAGATGGAACGCGAGGTCGTGCGCTACGCCACCAAACTCATCAAGGAAATCACGCCATGACTTTCACCCTGACGCCGTCCCGCAAGGTCTACATCATCAGCACGTCCGCGTGCCACTTCGTGAAGTACCTCGACCGCGAGCCGCGCCAGCGGTTATACGCGGCGCAGTTCGACGCACGCCACAAGACCCGCGAGCAGGTCGAGCAGTGGGTGCGCCACCAAGACAACCTGATTTTGACCGGAGGAGGAGGCTACCCATGACTGAGTTCAACTGCTTGAACGGCCAGATCGACGACGAGGGTTGGTTCTTCACGTTCGGCTATGGGCATCGCCTGAAGAACGGCGAGAGTTTGCAGAACCGCTACTACCTGTCGCACGAACCGGATTTCGGTAAGGCGCGGCTGGAGATGTGGAAATTGCGCGGCGCAGTCTGGGCGATGCAGTACCCGATCTGCGACCTTGCAGGACAGGTGGCCGACTTTGGCCTGACCGAAATCACCGCAGAGGAGTTGAGCGAATGACGCACGCGACGAAGCTTTCCGAGATAGCCAGACTGCAGCACCAGATCGACCTGTACTCGACCCTCTGCATGGCGTGCAAACACGACACAAGTCCCAACGTCGTGCGCGACCGCACGAAGCTCGAGGGTTCACTCGCGGCGGCACGCGAGTTGCTGGCGCGGCTGAAGAAGGAGGGCTACGAGTGAACTACCGCAAAGACGAAGAGGCTCGAGCCATCCTGCGGCGCGAGTTGCGCGACAACCTCGTCGCGTGCCTGGGCTGCATCTGCGTCGGCACGCTGATCGGCCTGTTCATCGGCCTCTCGCTCCGTTTCCACTGACAACCCGATAGGAGGACTACCCATGTGCCACGCAATCCTGAGAGTCAGTTTCAAGAACGACAAGACCATCCAGAACATGCAGTGCGACACGCCCGGTGTCATGCGGACGAAGATCAGCGAACTGCAGGCGAACGATCAGGTGAAGCGCATCGGCGTGTTCGTGTGCCAGCAGCACATCGAGCGCGTCGAGAAGTGGACCGCGAAACCCTACGAGGTTCCCGGCGATGTGGTGCAGCAAGCATGAAGAAGACCACGAAGAAACCCGCTACCCCGGCCAGGCCCAAGCGCAAGCGTCGCAGCGTGCGCGACCCGGATCACTCCATGTCGTGGCGTCAGCGGCAGGAAGCGAAGGGCGCGATGTTCGTGCAGTTCTGGACGCGCCCAGAGGTGGCGTCGAGGCTCAACGCGCTCATTGCGGCGCGTCGAGCTATCGAACCGCTGCGTCAGCGCAAAGCGATCAAGCCGAAAGACATCATCGAAGACCTGATTCTCTCAGCACATCTGTGACCATCTGAATTCGTTCGCCTACCCACACGAACATCGGTACGGCGAACGAGTTCCCCAGCGCCTTGTAGCGGGGTCCGTCCTTTGCGACGTGACCCCGCTTTCCCATCGGGATGGCTGTCCAGTCATCGGGGAATCCCTGCAACCTCTCGCACTCACGCGGCGTCAGCCGACGCACCGCCGTCAGCGAACTCGCCACATCGGTCTGGCTCGCCTCAAGTTGGCTACCCTGACCGCTCGACGGGTACACGTTGAACGCGGTGAGGGTCTCGACCGTGTCGACATCGGTCCCCGGCGGGCGGTCGCCGCCGGTTTGGTTGCCGCCAGCGCGCAGCGTGGGTGAGATGTCGGAGACGAACACCGCGACCTGACCACCGGCGTCGGCACCGCTGTACAGCGGCGGCGTGACTTCGCTGGGCGCACCGTCCTTGTCGCGGGTGTAGTGGCTGGCCTTGAACGCGACCGGGATCAGAATCGCGCCTCGGCCGGTGCCATCTTCCGACGCTGCCCGACCGTGAACGTCGAGCGTGCGCGCAACGACCGGGATCATCGTCTGGCCCTCGTCGAAGGTTGTGTTGACGCCCTTGTGCATGCGCCTGGTGAGGCAGTTCGCGACCGCCGGGATCAGCGTCTCGGTTTCCGGATCGGTGCGCTTGCCGCCGTGGTGACCGCCTGCGTTGAGGCATTGCGACACGACCGGGACATCGGTCAGAGCAGGGACAGTTGTGGGAATGGCGTGTCCTGCGGCGGCTTCGTCTGGTCCGCATCGCCAGCCGAGACCGTCTGAGGCTCCGTTCGTGAGCGCGCCGACGGTTTCGGAGACTGCTCCACTGTCACCACTCCCGCTACGCTCTGCAGCGCCGCCAGCAAGGCTGCGGGCAACTCCTTCCCGCGGCGAGCGGCGCGGCGCAGGATCCCCGCGCAAGCTCGCGAGCTCAAGAAGTACCGCTGCGGCAGGTCGGTAGTCTCCAGAATATCCGACAAGGATGATGCGACGCCGCCGCTGGGGAACTCCGCAATACTGAGCGTCAAGCACTCGGTACGCGACTCCGTAGGCGTCAGGAATTCCGGCGACGAATCCGGCGGTCTGCCAGCCTCCGGGTGGGACTTCGACCACTGTTCCCGTGAGCAAGCCCAGAAACGCTGCAAAGTCTCGTCCTCCTGAACTCGAGAGTAGGCCGGGGACGTTCTCCCAGACCAGCCAGCGGGGGCGATATCGTGCAGCAATCGCAGCAAATGTGAGGGTGAGGTCACCACGCGGATCATCAAGTCCTTTTCGGAGTCCAGCGACCGAGAATGACTGGCAGGGTGTTCCTCCAACGAGAACATCGAGGTTTGCATCGGGCCACTCCTTGAAATTGGTCATGTCGCCCAGGTTGGGAACATGTGGAAAACGATACTTCAATACTTCGCACGGGAACGGGTCGATCTCCGACGCGAACACGCACTCCCAGCCGAGAGCGTCCCACGCCGCAGACGCGCCTTCGATGCCGCTTGCTACTGATCCGAATTTCATCGCGCACTCCCAAAAAGGTCGCAGACAGTTTCCACATCAGTGCGAGGGTTGCGATGGTGCGCCCACTGCTCCTGCTCCACGAACGTCTTCGACCAAAGCGCCTTGGCGATCTCGACGTATTCGGTGTTGCGTTCCTCGCCGTCGCTGCGCTTGCGGTGCCTGCCTGACGGATGCGCTTTGCGCTCCATCACCCAGCCGCTGGCCTTCAAGCTTGCGCCGTTCTCGCTCGTGTAAATGTACGTCTGGATTTTCGCGTAGCCCATCGCCTTGCCGATGCGCGCCGCCGCTGAGTACAGGAACGAGCAGGCGTTGTAAGTGCCGTCGCTGCACATGCGGGTGACCTCAAGAATCCTGGTCGGGTCGAGTCCGCTTGTCGGTCGACCGATGATGGCGCACGCGACGAGCGCTCCGCTCGCCGTCAGCGCGCCGATGCAGAAGCGATGGCCCTGCGCGCGTTTGTGGTGCCGGTGATGCTTCTCGACGAATTCATTCGCGTCAGTCAACTCCAGAGGGACGAGACGCAGCTTTACCTTTTCGTGCAGAACGAACGTCATCCCAGCACCCTTGCACAAAACAGCCACGGGTTTCCTGCTTCCCGGCACTCGCGCCAGGCCAGCCAGTCCCACGCGACGGTGCCAGCGATCAAGAGCAACACGATGATCGTGATCGCGATCACCCTGCCAAGTTCCGCATCAATCTTCATGTTTTCTCCACGCCTTTCGTGATCTCGGGCTGTCTTCAGGAAGCGACATCAGTTCGTTTTGTGTGTACGTGCAACTCATGTACGTGTAGCCCAACTGCCTCATGATGTTGCCCACGCGATTCGCCTCGCGGCGCTCAGTCTTTCCGATCTCGAGCTTGAGCGCGCCTGTCAGGATTTCGCCGGTCGTGACTCCGCTCTTCAGTCGCGCTTCCGGCTGGTCAAGCCAGTACTCAATCACGGTGACCCACTCGTCGCGCACGACGAACTCTGTCGCCGCTTCCGCCGCGAGCAGACGCGTCGCCTTGTCCTCGATCCACCACTTCTCGCCCGCCTTGTAGCGGTGCGTCGCCTCGGCCCACAGTTGATCGCGATCGGAGCGCAGCGTCTCGAGGTCGATCTCGTCGCAGACTTTCACGGGCCAGAAGCGCACGTTGCCGGTCGGATCGGACAGCACCTCGCTCGGGTTCGACGTGCCGCAGAAAACGCTGCACCGCGGGATGGTCTGCACACGGTGCGCGTACGCTGGCCGGTACGTGTCTTCGTAGGTCGATATGAACGACTTGATCGATTCGACATCGTCGGCGCGCTTGAGCTTCGCCAGTTCGGCCATCTCAATGATCCAGACCTTGCTGCACTGTTCGATGGCCTTCGTGTTGTCACCGCCGATGCTGCCGTTCTGCACGGCGAACCACGGCGAGCCAAGCACCCTGAAGACTTCCGACTTCCCGGCGTCCTGCGCGCCGAACAGGATCAGCACGGTCTTGACCTGACACCCCGGCTGCATCGCACGGGCGACCGCCGAGATCATCCACGCCTTGCCGACGAAGTTGGTGAATTCATTGTTCGGTGCGCCGCAGTACGTCGTGAGCCACGTATCCAGCCGGGGCGTGCCATCCCACTTCAGCGAGTGCAGGTAGTCGCGGACGGGATGAAAGCTGTTGCGCTTGGCGACGAGGTTCACCGCGTCCTTGAGCATGCCGCGGAAGTACAGCCCGGTGCGGTCGTACCAGCACTCCAGCATCGTGTCGTGGTGATCGGCCCACTCCTCGGGCTGCTCGCCCCACGGCGTCGGGCGCGTGGTCGTGACGCGTTGCCTGAGCTCGTCCCACGCCAGCACCCCGGCCCACTCGTCGGCGTAGAGCAGCGGCATGACCGCGTTCTCGGTGCAGCGCATGGCGGTCTGCTCGCCCGCGACGATCTTTCCCTTGACCAAGTTCGTGCGCCACTTGCAGTACTTCCAATGCTTCGCGACCGCAGACAAATCCCACTGCTTCCTCGGCCCCGGTCGTTCGGGCGCTTCGGCTTCCGGCTCGTCTTCCCGCGGCATGAGGATGCCCGTGCGGGCCGGTTCCGCCTCGTAGACGTGCCGGCGCATGCGTGGCTCGCCGCCGACGGTTTCGATCAGCCAGTTGTCGAGTTGTTCGGGCGACCAGCCATCCTCGAGGAGCGCGTTCGCCGCGTCCCACTTCTCGTTGCAGTCCGAGACGTTCAAGATCCACACTTCCGCCGCGATGCCACGCAGCCGCTCTACAAGCTCGCCCAGCGCGTGCGCGCCCGCCTCGTCGGCGTCGGGCCAGATGTACACGGTGCGGTCCTGCAGCGGGTCGAGGTCGGCCTTGGGGACGGCGTGCGAGCCGCCTGGCCACGTCGCGGCGACCCAGCGCCCGCCGCCCAGGATTCCAGCGGCGTCCGCGCTCTTCTCGCCCTCGACCAAGCACACGGGCAGCTTGGGTGACGCCGTCAGCAGGTGCAGGTTGTAGAGCGGGCGCGGCGCTTGCCAGTGGCCGTTGCGCCAGCCATCGTCGGCGTAGGTGAACGCCCGGTACGACTTCCAGAGCGTCCCTTCCTTGTCCCACCATTCATATCTGCCGACGTAGAAGAGGATCTCGCGCCTTTTGCCGTGGTAGGTCCAGACCTTTTCGAGTTTCCACGGGTGCGGTGGATCCTCGCTCGGCTGGATTCGCATGTCGGGTTGCGCCGAGAACTCGTCGGGCGGCGCGTAGCATTTGCGCTTGACCTCGGCAGGCATCAGCTTGGGGAACGGGATGACCTTCCGCTCCGTCACGCCGCCGGTGATGATCTCCACGGCCCGCTGGAACGAACAGCCCTCCTTGCGTTGCACGAACGCGATCGCGTCGCCGCCGACGCCGCATGAGTGGCAGAAAAAGAAGTCCTTGTGGGGAATGACCGCGAGCGATGGCCGACGGTCATTGTGGAAGGGGCAGAGTCCTTTGTACTCGCGCCCGTTGCGCTTCAGTTCGACGTAGAGGCCGACAACTTCAGCGATGGAAAACGTGGCCTTGAGGCCAGCAACATCGACAGCCATGATGTTCTCCTGTCAGGCTGCGATCAGTGCATTGACATTGTCCCAGGTAGCCACGACCGGCACGACGACACCGTCGTGCGCGGGCGCTCCACTGCCGCGATACATGAAGCGCTGGAAGTCGCTGCGGTGCATCCGCCGGTCCCAACTTCTGGGGATGTACTTCAGGATCATCAGCGGCGCTGTGAGCGGGAAGTACGCGAACGCGTCTTCCGCGAGGAACGCAGGGTCGATAGCGAGGTCGGGATCGAAAGCCCAGCCACAGATCAGGCGCTGGTCGCGCGCCGCCTCGGTGACCGCAGGCAAGATGATCTGCGCCTCTTCAGGCACCCACAGTTTTGCCGCTGGCAGGATGATCACCGCTGCAGCCGTCGCGCCGAGCGCGCCCAGGAAACCACGTCGAGAGATGTTGACCATTGGATTAACCTCGTGCGCGCGTTTTTGCTTGCCGCGCCGTGTAGATGTGCATTGCCCACCGCTCGGCGCTCGCATAGCCCTGCGAGATCGCGTAGCGGACCAGTTCCTCCAATGTGCGCGCTCGACGTCGCGCAGGGTCAGTCTTCTTCCGCGGCTTGCCGTAGCGTGATTTCGCGAGCAAGTCCGCGTTCATCTCTTGAAGCTCGCCGTCGACGCGCTCGGGTGCGGCGCGTGATGTATTCCAGCCGATGACGATGGCTCCGCACTCGGGACAGTAGCGGAACGGTTTGGCGAATGTGCCGAAGCACACCTTGCAGGTGAAGACTGCCGGTGTCTTTTTCTTTTTCTTGCGACCCTCGAGCGACCACTCGCGCACCTCGTCGGGCATGCCGTGTCGCATCGTGTTGCCGACTTGGTCGAGGTAGATGCCGTGGGTCTTGCCGGGTGCGGGCCGAAGCATGCGCCCGATGAATTGCAGGTAAAATGTGAGGGAGTCGGTGGGCCGCAGATCGATCAGCGATTGAACGCCGGGGATATCGACTCCCTCACCAAACAGGTCAACATTGCACAGATGGGAAATTTCGCCACGTTTGAAATCATTAAACATCTGCCGGCGCTCGGAATCTGGCGTCTTCGCGTCGAGGTGGACTGCGACGAATCCGGCCTTGCAGAACTCCTCGGCCACCTTGACGCTCGCCTCGACGCCGACGGATCGAATCAGACACCTCGTTCCCGGCGCGTGCTTGCGGTACTCGGCAATGCTGTCACCGACGATGGTCGACTTGGCGACCGCCTCTTGCATCTGGTGCTTGTTGAACTCGCCCGCGACATGTCCAACCTGCGAGAGGTCGAGCGTGGTGGGCGGCGGGGCGTAGATGCGGTAGTCGGCAAGGTAGCCGTTGTCGATGAGCCAGCGCATCGACTGGCCTTCGCATATCTCGTCGAAGTGACTGCCAAGCCCCTTCCCGTCGAGACGTTGTGGGGTCGCCGTCAGCCCGATGTAGTAGGCGTTCGGATATCCCTCCTGCAGCGTCGACCACTTGGGCGCGCAGCAGTGATGAGCCTCGTCGGGGATGAGTACTCGCGGCGCGGGCAAGTCGGCCTGGCGACGCTTCAGTGAATCGATGAGGACAACCTGTAGCGCCCTGTTGCCCTCGGTCGGATGACCGCGAGCGACGATGCCGACCGGCAGGCCCGCGTCACAGAAAGCCTGCGCGGCCTGGTCCAGCAACTCGCGGCGATGCACGACGAACCAGACCGGCAGGAAATCGCGTTCGATGGATGACGCGCAAATCTTCGTGGCGATCCGCGTCTTGCCGCCGCCGGTCGGCAGGACAATCAGCGGACGCCTGACCTTGCGTCGCATCGCGTCACGCACGCGCTCGAGCAGCGACTCCTGATGCGGGTAGAGCTCGATCACGGCACGGCGCGCGTCACGAGCTCGACGGTCTCGACCTTCGCCGGATCGTCGTAACTGCCCGCCATGCGGATGTTGCGACCGTAGTCCTCCTGCACGATGCGCCAGCGGCGCACCCCGCCGCGTGTCGGTTCCGCTTCCGGCGTGACCCGGTAGATGTACGCGCCCCAATTCCAGATGATTCTGTCGTTGTCTTCCGGCGGGGTCCAACACCACATGCCTGATGGATCGTCCCGCGCACGGCGTTGAATCAGTTTCCCGGTCATCGCTGCGGTCTGCACATCGATCATGTACTGCTGATCGGGAAGGTTGCGCGCTCGCGCCGCCGCCTCTTGAGGTGTGTCCGGACGCATCGTCGTTTCGTAGGCGTGCCGGTACTGCGCTTGGTCTTCCATCTCTCGCTCCTGATCTTGCAGAAGGCGACGAGCCGCAAGGATCACTTGCGGCCCGAAGCCAAGGTTGTCGGAACAGCCGCTCACGCAGCTGGAACGTCGAGCTTCAACTGCTTGGGCGGACCCGGCTGCACGGTCGCGTCGAGGATGTCTTCGCCCTTGATCGAGAGTGCTTCCTTGATCGTCAGTATCGTGACGTCGAAACGGTTGTAGCTGGCGAAGTTTTTCGCTTGGCTGCGGCTGGATGCGATCACGTAGATGACGTCGCCGGTGACGCGGTCCTTGACCTTGTAGTGCCGCGTGTCGTTTTCTTTCTGCGGTGCCGGGGTTGCGGTTTCGGGGGTGGGAGTGACGTTGTCGTTCATGGCTCTTTGTGTCCTATGAGTTGGTGGTAGTCCGCGATGCTTTGCACCACGCCTGCGATGCCCCCGGAGGCGCGGACGGCCTCGAGGAATTTCTTCTGCTGCTCTTCGCGCTCGCGCTCTTTCTTGTTGCGCTTCTTGCGAGTGAGTTCGTTCGGTGACTTGACCTCGATGGCCGTAAAGACGGCCATGTTCTGCGGGTAAGTGTAGGTGCGAATGGAGTCGCGTATCGAGACTTTCGTGGCGCGAATCGTCCAGCCGATCAGGTCAGCACCGCCCTTGCCGCCGACGCCATACGGCACGGTGTATACATGTCCACTTTCGGACGTGTACTTCGCCATGCCGATGTTGTTGCGGAAAAGACGGTTACCGAGACGAGTCGCTTCGCAAAGCAACTCGCCGTACAGATCGACTTCCATGAATTGCTCCCGCTTTACGCTACGCGACGACGCTTTGCCTTCTCGGTTTTTGCGAGATTAACCACCGCCGTTCCGACATCCCACGACGGGATCACACCGGACTTGATTCGGTAAATCGTTGGTTGTGCCACACCGACTGATTCAGCGATTTGAGCCTGAGTCCAGCCGCGCGCGAGAAGTGCTTCTACTGCAAACTGTGGGGTCATTGGCCTGCTCGATTCTGCTGCAAAGTCGTAGGGTTCTTTTTCTTTTTTCGGTGGGCGAGGAATGAAACGCACGACATTGTATTTTGGGCATTCCTTCCGCACGGCCTCACGTTCTGCCGTGATCGCTTGATCTCTCGTTTCAAAGCGTTCGACTGTGATGTTCTGCACCTCGTTGAACCAAGGCGCTTTCCGTGCGTGCGTCTTGAGTCTTCCCTGCAATCCGATGGTCATGCCGACATACAGCAGCGCACCGGACTTGTCGAAATGGCGATAGAGGGAGGCTGCGCTCATGCGGCTGAGAATACGCCGTCGCGGATTATCTTTCAACGGATATTGACTCTACATATACGTGAGCGTATCGTGAGCGGTGGGGAAAACCACCCCACCCACCCGACGAGGAAAACTCTATGACTATCAATGCCCCCGGCATTTTCGACATCCCGTTTTCTGAGTACCTGGGCGACCCGTGCGTGGTCCCGGCCCTGTCCAGCGGCATCGCCCACCGTCTGATCACGGCCAGCCCCCTCCACGCGTACAACGAACACCCGCGCCTCGGTGGCACCCGCGAGGAATCCAACGAGGCCGACATCGGTTCCGCCGCGCACGAGATGCTGCTGGGTGGCGAGGATCGCATCGCGTGGCTTCCGTACAAGGACTGGCGCACGAACGAGTCGAAGGATGCCCGCGAGGCAGTGCGCGAGGGCAACCGCATTCCGATGCTCGCGCACAAGCAGCCGGAAGTGTTCGCGATGGTCGACGCGGCGCACGCCTTCATCCAAGGGACCGAGATCGCTGGCGTGTTCGACCGTGGCATGTCGGAGCGCACGCTGGTCTGGAAGGAGGGCGACGTGTGGTGCCGCGCTCGACCGGACTGGCTCACCAACGATCACGACGTCATGCTGCACTACAAGACGACCGAAGCCTCGGCCAGGCCCAGCAAATTCATTCGCGGCATCTTCGCGAACATGGGCTACGGCTTCTCGATGCGCTTCTATGCTCGCGGCCTCGCCGCCGTGTTCCAGCCGCTGCCTAGTGTCAAGCACTTGGTGCTGGTGCAAGAGCAGAAAGCACCCTACGCGTGCAGCCTGATCAGTCTGACGCCAGCGATGGCCGAGATCGAAGACGCACGCGTGCGCGTCGCCATCGCGATGTGGCGCAAGTGTCTGGCCGAAGATGCTTGGCCGGGTTACGACTCGCGGATCCACTATGCCGATCCGACGCCGTGGCAGTTGGCCGAAGCAGAGGAGCTCGCACTGTCATGAAAAAGGGAGACACGCTGGTCAAGGTCAGCGGCAATTTGCCGCTACACCTTCGGTACGAGGAAAACGCGCGCGAAGCGTTCGCGCTCCTCGCACTCATCAACGCGGAGTTCACGACCGATCCGATGAGCGTGCAGTGCTTCGACCTGAGCATCGTCGAGCGTGTGCGCGTGTGCGTCGGCAAGCGCGTTGCGCTCGTCAGAGCGGCAGGCGGTGAATCATGAGCGAGCAGGCCGAGCGCGAGATCAACGAGATCCTCGACGGCATGGTCGAGGTTGGCCTGCCGCCGCGCGCGATGATCGCGCTCGTCGATGTACAGAAGGCGATGGTCCTCGCGTGGGACCGTGGCTACAACGCTGCTGTCGACGATGCGGTTGCGATCGTCGAGGGACGCATGAGCAAACACGAGGCAAGAAAATGAGCGAACCCAACCTGATGAAAGACGTCGTGCTGTCACCCGAGGGCGTCGAGGAAAAAGTCGTCGAGGTGCGCACGTACCAGATCTGCCTCACCGGCGGCGGAAAGTTTCGCGTGTACTACGGCGAGAAGGATTGCCGACACACCGTCGGCATCTTCGACGACGTCAAGCAGGCGCGCAACCGCATGGGCATGATCATGAACATGAACGGCGCGATGATCGTGCGCCCCGACGAGACGATCACGATGATCCTGAAGAACCTGCTGGGGGACGACGAATGAGTTTCCAATTCAGGCCAGCAACACGCGAGTCCGTTGGTCTTCTCATCGGATTGGCTGGCGGAACAGGTTCAGGGAAAACTTTTTCCGCGATGCGACTGGCAAGCGGCATTTGCCGCGCGCTGGGCAAGCCGCGGTTCGCGGTGATCGACACCGAAGCGCGCCGCGCGCTGCACTACGCCGACCGCTTCAACTTCGACCACGGTGAGTTGAAGGGACCATTCAGGCCAGAGCGCTACACCGAAGCCATCGTCGCCGCCGACGACGCGGGCTACCCGGTGATCCTCGTCGACAGCACCTCGCATGTGTGGGCGGGCGACGGCGGAGTACTTGAGATGCAAGAGGACGAGCTCGACCGGATGGCCGGTCAGGACTACCGCAAGCGCGAGGCGTGCAAAGTGGCCTCGTGGATCAAACCCAAGGGTAGCCACAAGAAGATGGTCTCGCGCCTGCTCCAGGTGCGCGCACATCTCATCTTGTGCTTCAGGGCCGAACCGAAGATCGAGATGGTCAAGGATCCACAGACCGGCAAGATGCAGATCATCGCCAAGCAGAGCCTGACCGGTTTGGACGGCTGGATTCCGATCAGCGAAAAGAACCTGCCGTTCGAACTCACCGTTTCCTTCCTGATGATGGCGAGCAACCCCGGCGTCGGCATGCCGATCAAACTGCAGGAGCAGCACCGTGCGCTGTTCCCGAAGGGCCAGCAGATCAACGAGACGAGCGGCGAGAAGATCGCGGAGTGGGCCGCAGGCGGCGTGCCGCGAGCGCCTGCGGAGCCGCCCACCGACATTGTCGCGAACCCTGCGCTTGCGGTGGCAACTGCCGCGCTCGAGTCTGCGGCGGCGGAAGGCCAGACAGCATTGCTCGCAGCGTGGCAGAACCTGACCGACGAGGGCCGCAACGAACTCGGTGCGCTGTTCGGTCGGCTGAAGAAGACGGCGAAGCGCGCATGATCGTCGAAACGAAAAACGCGAGCCTCTCGACGCTCGCTGTCACGATTCAGGCGCTTCATGTCAGCGGCAAGCAGATGACGCTGGCGGTGTTCCGGCAATTGCCAGACAAGAAGGAAACCAAAGCGTGCGAGTTGTGGGGTGTGGTTCGCTACTTCATCAAGGACGAAGGCTATCTTTGGCTTGTGTACTCGGAAAATGGAATCCTTTATCGAAGGGACATCCGCCCGCATGAACCACAGCGTTATGACAGCAGACTGGTCGAACTCAAGAACGAACTCCAGAGAGCAATAGACAACGTCAAAAGGTACGAGGACATCAAGTGGGAAAAGTACCTAGCAGAAGCGCAACAGAGCGTTGCAAAGCTGGAAAAGCAAGTCGCTGAGGAACATGAAAACGTGGAGAATTATTACGCGCGCGATGTTGCCGTCTACGAGAGAGAGAGTTATCTCGCCAACCTCACCCAGCTTTTCATCGCCGTATGAACGAACCCGATCTCATCACCGGCATCGTGCCGTGGGACGACCGACTGGTCTGTCACTGGATTGCGTGGGAAGCGATCAGTCCGACAAAGTTGCGGCTGCGCCTGCCGCCAAACAACGTGTGCGACATGTCTGGCGCAATCGCTGTTGCCACATGCGTTATGCCTTTGGTCACGCGAATCGAAACCACCGTCGGCGGGAAACCCGACACGCGGTATGAAAACTGGTGCGGGAACTGGCAGGCATTCGACCCATGAAACGCAACACACGCGCAACGCTCACCCGCCGCCACGATGTGCTGATGTCGCGCTTGTGCGACCTGACGTACCGTGCGCGCACGTACACGAACGCGACAAACGACGCCGATAGGATGCAGCAACTTCGCTGCCTCGGTGAGGCTGCGCTCGCGTACTCTTCCGCACTCCGAACACTGGCGAGGTCCAGACCCTGATGTGCAAGCTGATCTGCAAGCTGTTCAACCGGCACCGCTGGCAGCGCGTGAACCTGCGCGGCTGCGTTCTTGATAAATGTACACATTGCGGCAGGCACCGCAGCGTAACGATGGGAGTACCGCAATAATGTTTTCAGTCCAGCAGAAGCGCGACATCGCGACCGCCGTGCAGAACATCCTGCACAACACGCATCACCCCGAATTGCCGCATGGTGAGATTGCGTTCACGCTCGCCGTCGAGGGCGCGACGAGGGCGTCGTGGGCGCACATCCACAACAACGGCGCGGTGCCTCATCCCGACGTCAACCCGCACAACGAGATGATGGCGCTGGTCGAGGAAGAGCAGACAGAAGAGCAGCGCATTATCGCGGCGATGCGTGACCTGCTTGGTGGCATCCGATTTGCGATGGATCAGGCGAACAAATTTGAGGGTCGAGTCGATTGGACGCAAATGATCGCAGCGATCGACCAGGTCGTGAACGATCCGCTGACCCCGGTGGGTCCACCGCAAGAAGAGCGCGCATGACCACGACACCGGGTTATACGGAACTGTTGCAGGCAGTCCATGAGATTTGTGATGGGCTGAGAGAGTGCTGTGGGCGTGGATTACAAAACCACCCGGAAGAACCGCCGGAATGCTGCGGTGAGCCTGAAGTGGTGTCTGAACTTGTTCTCGCCCGCGCCGCCGAACTCACGCAGGTGACCGCGCGAGAGGCGATTGCAGACACGCAAAACGTGGAAATAACGGATGCAGACGTTACCGACGCCTATAGCATACTGATTCGTACAGACAGCGGCTATGACTTTGATAAATGGCGTGCGTTGATTGGGCCGATCGAACTGCGACTTGGAATTCGCGATGTTCTAGAGTCCTTTGTATCAGTGAAGGCCGCAAGTCCTGCGAAGGATGGCGGGGATCAGGCCGAACTGAAGTGGGCGCTCGATGCCGGTGACGTTCTTGCCGATTGGTGCAATCGTTCCGGCAACGCATTGCAGGCAATGATGGACGCCCACGAGCGCCGTATTCGTACACTCTGCACACCGGAGCAATTGATTGCAAAACCATGGGAGTGCGCTGAGTGGATTGAGGCACGCGATGCGTTGCGAGCAAAGCCAGTAGCAGTAGTTGAAATTGAATCGCAATCCCTCGCCTCGCAGATGCGCCCTCAGTCCGCTGTGCAGGGGTGGATCACCGGGTATTTGCCGACTCAGCGAGCGGTTGAGGTAGTGTTGGACAATGATTTGCCGGAATGGATCGGCAACAAAATTCGTGTGTTCATCGCTGGACGTGCAACCTTCGATGCGATTGGACGTAGCGGCCAAGGTCACAATGCAGACTGGTGCGCTGGATGGACTGCACACCTGATTGCTTCCGCCGTTCCGCAGCCACCGCAAGGAGAAGTCAAGTGACGATTCAATTCCAAGGTCATGTTGAGTGTGTTAGCAGATCGCCAGCGCCAACCGATCATGTTCACGTTTATGTGGTAACAGACAGCGGCGTTGGTCCAGAGGGAATTCACATCAACGTACCGAAGTCGGAAGCAGCCCACTGGCTTGTTGGCAAGACCGTAAGCATCACCATGTATGCCTATGATCCGCAGCCACCGCAAGGAGAGGGACATGAGTGACGAAAGTACCGGCGACTATCGTTATCTACGTGCGCAGTCGGCCATGACCCCCAACCCTGTGCCGTCAATACCAAGCCGTGAGGCGGTGGACCTCGATGTTGAGTTGAGGAAAGCCGAGACGATTTTCCGCAGCGCAGACCGGGCTGAATACGCCGACGGCATCAAGTATGCGCGTGAGGCAACCAAGCCGTATCGTGACGCCGTTCTCGCGGAAGTCGAGCGGTTGACCAAGACTCTCCCGTGCGGCCACCACGTATCCCTGTTGCTCAGTTCAGCAGAAACCGGCAAGCCACTTTACTGCGACCTGTGCGATACCCGCGAGCAGCGCGACGATGCCGTGCGGTGTGAAACCGAACTGCGCGCCACCGTAGCGGCTCAGGCGGCGGCGCTGCAATCCATAAAGGATGATTGCGAACATTGCGATTGGACTTGTGTTACCTGCGGAGCGGACTACAGGATGAAGGAAACCGACCTATATGGTGCCGCACTCGCCGCACTCGCCAGCCAGCGAAGTGTCCCACAGGAGCCGACGTGAGCACTATAACGGGTGACCCAGAGTTTGAAGCCTGGTGGAAACGCTACTGGGGCGCGCTGGGCGACTACCATGAAGTCGTGCGGAAGGAGCTTGCCCTCGCCGCATGGAAAGAGGCAATGCGTGTCAGCAAACTCTCGCCACCACCCGGCTGGACTGACCCCGCCCCGAAGGACACCATGACCGCGCACGACCGGCGGATCGAAGACACGCTCGCCACATTGCGCGCCGAACGCGACCAGTACCGCAACGCCCTCGGTGACCTGCTGACGGCAATCGAAAATTGGAAGAAGATGTCGCCGCTGTACGGCGCAGGGGGCAGCGGTCATGGCGGTGTGGCAACTCAAACTCAGCAAGCGTGAAATGGAAGTTGCCGCGTGCGTCAAGATCGGACTGAGCAACAAGGAAATCGCCAGGCGGTTGGGCATTGCGCCGACGACGGTGAAGACGCACCTCGAGCGAATTTTCGAGAAGCTGAAAGTATCGAATCGAGTTCAGGTCGCCACCGCGGAGATATCGAAGTGACCACCACTAAAACGATCTACACGCTGCCACTCGACGGTGTCAGCGAAACCATCTTTCGCATGATCAAGATCAAGATCGGCACGCGCACGTTCCTCGCAGAAGTGCCTCCGCACATGGAGGTCCGCTCTGCGTTCATGCAGGACGGCCAGTTGATCGCTGACACCAACGTCGGACGGTACAAAGTCCGCCTGACGTTGGTGCAGTGATTACACGGCTGCCTTGACGCCCATCCCGATGATCGTCAGCGCCGTGGCCGTACCCGCACCGCCGACGAGGAAGTCGGTCGAATCCAGTCGTAGTCCCGGCGAAAAATAAAACGGAACTGCAGTGTTCGCCGGAATGCTCACGCCGGTCATCAACTCGGTGCCTGCCGCATTCGCGCCGGTCGCGCCGATGTACAGCGTCACGGTGGCCGCAGAGGCCGTCTTGTTGGTGATCCACAGGGTGCGGATCAGGTCATAGATCAACGCCGAGGCACCGTTGTACACGTTGGTTGTCAGGGTGGTGGTCAGTGCGATCGGGCCAAAAGTTCGAACAGGTTTGTCAGCCATTTCAGTTGCTCCTCAGTGTGAATGAAAACGCGACCCTGCGAAGGGTACTCCTGACCTCAGACGTTGAGGCACCCAGCCATATAAAAGTAGTTCGTTCCATCCCAGAAGAACTCGAGCATAGACGTTTTCGCCAGCGTGACCGTAGCGGGGGGCGAGCCTTTCACGGTTCCGGGGTAGGTAATCGTTCCCGTCGTCCCCGCTGCAGGCGCAACGATCTTCAGCCATAGCGGGCAGGGAGCCGCTGGTGCAGTGAATGTCAGCGTCGGGTTCTGTAGTGTCGTCTCGGTGAAGGTCTGGATATTGCCAGCCGTCCAGTCGATGGTCACTGCCGTCGTGATCACGCCCTTGCTAACGAGGTCGCTACCGTAGTTGAGCCCCTTGACCTGAACGGTAGAGGTAACGGTAGTTGATGTTATCGAGAGCGCAACCGTATTGCTGGGCGCAATGTTGATCGTCAGTGCGTTGAACTGCAGCGGCTTGTATGCGGAAGCACTTCGGTCATAGGACGCAATGACTCCGACATCGAACGAGCCGTAGTAATAAACCTCAACGCCCTTGCCGGTAGTCGCTGCCGTCGGCGATGTCACCGATGCGAAGCGCGCGACGTTCCCGACCTCAAGCGCGTTCGCTGTCGGAGCCGCGCCGATGCCTACGTTTCCTGCAAAGGTGGCGTTTCTGGCATTGTCCAGCGTCAGCGCTACCGCTGCGCCCGTGGTCGGCGTAGACGTCATGAACTCGATGCGCGTAGGGACAGCCCCAATCGGAGTGCCGTCAACGACGATGCGGATCACGCCACCTTGCGCGACGGCGTTGGAACTGTTCACCCCGTAGGTGATCCAGTTCGTCAGGATGTCGCCGGAGATGTTCGGTGCGAGCGCGCCGACCGTAGTGCCTCTGGAACGCAGGAACTGCTGGTGGATGCCGCTCGCATCGTTCGCATACATCGCATGCAGCGAGGACGCGCCAGCCTGTGTTGTTCCCTGAATCTGAGAAGCCGGAGAGATGCCTGTTGACGACAGGAGCGTGCCGTTCGCGCCGACGACCACGCCGCTAGAAAACGCCTTGACGCCCGCGAACACCTGAGACGTGGCATTCACCACGCCGGGATTGGAAGCGTCGGCGGGTTGTAGGGTGAGGTTGCCCGCAGAGAAGCTGGCAGCATTCGCGTTCGGCACGGTTCCGACCGGCGTCAGCAGGGTTCCGCTGGCCCCGGGCGGCACACCTGTCTCGCCCTCGCCGTCCCAGTCCATGCCGCCCAGAGGGATGCCGACACCACGGTACGGAATGAACTGGGTGTCACTGAGGTAGGCAACAGTGCCGCTCTTGTCCTGCCATGTCGCGACCCGCGATGCGGTCAACCCCAGCTGATTGAAGGACAGCCCCCTTCCAGACGTGGAGTTGGTGAACTTCGGACCTTCGTTGGTAGAGTCCCAGCTCAGTAGCCGAACCTGTGTTCCGAACGTATTGATCCACTGGAAATATCCGGTGGCCAGCGGGACCGTGGTAGACGCTACGGTCAGGTTCCCAAGCCCGTCCAACTGGGCGATCTGCGAGAGGGTAGCGCCACTACGGTTGTAGTCGTAGAACATGAAGCCAGCGCCAGTGGCTGGACTCGGGTCGTCCCGGCCAGCAACGAGCGATGTATCACCCTGCCCCCCACTCACGTCGTAGGCGAGGAATCCGCCGGGGGAGTTGTTCGCAAAGTCCGAGACTGAGGTGAAATTAAAACTGGCGCTGAAGCAGCGCGCTGATCCGAGAACGCCGCTTACCAACTTATCGCCAGCGAAGACCTGAAAACTGCCGCTTCCCGCCGTGCCGACAGAAACTACGCCGGGAAACAGAGGGCTGGCCGGTTGCAGGTTGAGATAGGGTCCGGTCAACGTCGCGCCAGCACTGTTGGCCAAGACGCCAACCGGCAGCAGCATCAGGTTGTTGCCGCCGGGGATACCCTCCATCCCGTCGTCGCCGTCGTCACCCGGCATCCCAACGACGCCAGACGGCCCTTGCGAACCCGTGGGACCGATGCGGCCTGGGATCGGGATTGCGTCCTCACCTGTGTCGCCGTCCTGACCGATGACGAACAGGCCAGGCAAGCCCTGCAGACCCTGCGCGCCGGTCGGGCCGATGCGGCCTTGGATCGGAATCGCTTCCTCGCCCTGATCGCCGTCCTGACCGGGGACCATCGTCGCGAATCCTGGCGGTCCCGTTGCGCCTGTTGGACCCGGCACACCTTGCAGGCCGACTCGTCCTGGTATCGGAATCGCGTCCTCGCCCGTATCGCCGTCCATGCCCGCGACGAAGAAGCCCTGCGGTCCGATCGCCCCAGTTGTCCCCGTTGGTCCCGTTGGTCCAGTCAGTCCGGTTGCACCGGTTGGACCGGTAGGTCCGACGCTCCCCGTCGATCCTGTCGCGCCCGTCGGTCCAGTGGGTCCAGCGAGTCCTGTCGCACCAGTGGCACCGGTTGGTCCCGTCTGTCCCGGTGGTCCCGGCACACCCTCATCGCCGTCGTTCCCGTCGTCACCCGGCTTGCCCTGCAGACCCGTGGCACCCGTCGGCCCTGTAGTCCCGGTCAGTCCGGTAGCGCCCGTCGGTCCCGTCGGTCCCGTCGGCCCGGTCAGACCAGTGGGACCGGTCGCACCAATAGTACCCGTTGCTCCAGTCGGTCCCGGTTGTCCCGGCGGTCCCGGCACACCCTCGTCACCATCGAGTCCGTCGATGCCTGGGAAGCCCTGAATTCCAGTCGGTCCGGTCGCGCCCGTCGGACCAGTAGGTCCGGTCAGACCCGTGGCACCGGTCGGTCCCGTTGCCCCCGTGGGACCGGTGTTGCCGATCGATCCGGTAGCTCCCGTTGGGCCGGTCGCGCCAATCGCACCAGGCGGCCCCAGAGCGCCGGGGAGCGGCGGGGCATCCTCGCCTGCCTCGCCATCGATGCCTGGCCAGCCTTGCATGCCCTGCGCGCCTCGAGGCCCAAGCGGACCAGGTAGCGGCGGCCCCTCGTCGCCCTGCTCGCCGTCAAGGCCGGGAGCAGCCTGCGGACCCATCTGACCGGCAATTCCGGGTGCGCCCGGTGCGCCGATGGAACCCGGCAGGCCAATGCCGTCGTCACCCGCCTCGCCGTCGTTGCCAGGTATGCCGACGAATCCCTGCAGACCCTGCGCGCCGCGGGGACCAATCACTCCCGGCAGCGGCATCCCCTGCTCGCCCTCGTCGCCGTCCATGCCGGGTGGCGCGTTCGCGCCCGCCGACCCGGTGGCACCCGGCGTTCCTTGCAGTCCGCGCGGGCCGGGAATTGGAATCGCATCCTCGGCGTCGGTCCCATCCTGGCCCAGAATGAAGGGTCCGGGGCGGAATGGTCCGCCGCCGCCGCCCGTGCCGGGGAAGTACGCCTGCAGGTCCGCGATCGACACGGGCATCGCCCACGCAGGCCCGCCTGAGATGTTCGCCCAGATGGTCAGGTTGGGAAGTAGCGGGTCTCTCACTGCGGCTGAATCTTGCTACGCGGCACGTTCTCGCGCATGACCGGAACACCCTGTTCGATCTCCTGCCAGAAGTTCTGCGGCGTGCGCTTGATCTCGTTGCCGCTGTAGGTACTGGTGTCCATCCGGCGAGCGAGCCACTGGATCATCTGCGGGTTCATCGAACTCGCCATCCGGCCAGCGTACTTCTCCGCGCCCTTGAGCGTGCCGCCCGTGTTGGCGACATCCATGATCGCGCTCGCGAACGGATTCTTTCGGGCCAAGCTCGTCGCTGCCGCCCACGCACCCTCGGACATGTCGTTCTTCGGCTTGTGCGCGACCCACGCCGCGGTCGCTCCCAGTTGCATCGCGGTGAGCAGCGGATGCTCGAGTACCTGCTTGGTGATCCTCCCCTTGTCGACGATCATCGGGATGTTCAGATCACGCATGTGGGTGTCTATCGTTTCCGACTCGGGCTTGAGCCGGTTTTTCGAGTCGCCCTGCTGGTACATGCCGCCAAAGTTCTGGTAGAAGTACACGCCGATTGCCATCGCGGCCAGGCCCACGGTCTGTCGCTTGAGGTTCCGCATGATCGAGTCGGCCTGCTCAGGCGTGAGCGCGTTGACCATGTTCTTCCACGCGCCAGCGTCATCCGCCTTGCCTGCCTTCACCGCCGCCTCGCCGTGGCGCGACGCCGACACAATGTGAGCCATCGCGCCAAGGATGCCGCCCGCGTAACTCGACGCAGCGATGCCGATGTTCGTCGGCACCTTCGTGATCGGCAGCAGGAATCGAGCGACCCTCTCGGCGGCACCGGCCGACGTGCCGGCCAAGCCACCCTTCTTCGACGTCGCGCTCAACCGTCCCAACAGTGCCTCGTAGGCCGTGCTGAACACGTTGTCGTTCTGGAAGATCTCGCGCTTGGCCGACAGCCACGCTTCCGCGCCGATGCGCGCCTTCGTCGCAGGGTCCGCCAGGTGTATGGCGATATCCTCTTCGCTGACGTGTTTGGCGCGCAGATCGTTCGCCTCGGACTCGTTGATGTGGTGAACCGCTCGAGTCCACTGGTTGATCACCGCCGGAACCTTGAGCGCTCCGTGGAGGTTGCCGACGAATTGCGTGAGCCTGAAGTCGGACGTGAAGTCCTGTTCGTGGCGCTTGTCGAAGCGCGAGGCCAACTCATGCGTGCCGGTCTTCGCCATCGCCAGCATCGCTGCTACGGTGTCGCGAGAGAAGGTTGCGCCAGCAGCCGCAAGCTCGCCGCCGATCAAGGATCCTGCGCCGCCCTCGGATCGCGCCTTCGCAGCGATGTCGCGCAGGCCGTAGACTTTGCTCGCGCCCTTGCCGATGGTTTCGAGTACCGGGCGCAATGCGATGTTCGACAGCGCGGTCATCGGCAACTTCAGCAGCACGTTCGGACTGGTCAGCACGGCGGCACGGTGGAGCTCGACGATCATGTCAGCGACCTTCGCGCTCGTGGAGCGGTTCTGCTTCTCTGCAATCCGCTTGTCCCTTTCAAACTCGGCGCGCAGATCATTGAGCCGCCCTTGAGCGCGTTCGGTCTCGGTAGACTTTGTATACGGTTCCACCTTTTCCGGCGGGCGATAATCCTTCGCCGCGATGCGTGCCTCGATCTTCGCAATCTCCTTCTTGATCACGGCCTGGCGCGCAGCGTTCTTCAGCATATTAGTGTCGACGGTGTCGAGCGGTCGCTGCGTCCTGCGGATCGCGGACAGTTCCGCGTTCCTCGCCTTGAGTTCGGCGCGCAGCCGCGTGACATCTTCGCCCTCCGGTCCCTGCTCCTTTCCCGGCGCTGGCTTCTTGGCGGCAATCGCCTCCTCGGCCTTCGCGATGGCCTTCTCGAGTGCGGTGATCTTCTTGCCCTCCTCGCCGCCAGCCTGACGATCCTTGAGTTCCTTGTAGAAGGCTTCCTTGCGCTGCTGCAGGTCGCTCTTCGTCGGCTTCTTCGCGCCCTCGACGTGACCGATCAGGATGTCCGCGATCTCACTGCGCTCGAGCGGCGTGTGTTCCGCAATCGCCTCGTGGATGTGCTGCAGGATCGTGTCGGCGTCGGTGTGACCCTCCTCGATCTTCGCTGCAGCCATCTTCCGCAGAATCGCTTTAAGCTTGTCGCTGGCGTCGCAAGCGGCCATCAGATGTAGCACTCCTTCGTCATCTGCTCGTCCTTCGGCAGTTTCTTCAATTCAGCGAGCGCATCAGCGAATTTCTTCTGCGCCGCCGCCTGCACCATCTCGGGTTTGTCCTTCAGTCCCGGCGACTCGATCTGCTTCTTGAGTTTCTTGATCTCATCCGCCTGCTTGCCGATCTTGGCGCGCTCCTCGGTATTGACGTCACGACCGGCGGCAACCTTGTACTTGTTCAACAGGCTGCTGAGTGTCTCGTCCTGCTTCACCGCGAGCATGCGCGCACGACCGGAATTACTCCACTCGGTGCCTGCGCGCACTGCCGCCTTCTCGTTCAACTCGCGAGCATCCTCGGCCAACTTCTGCGCGCCGCGGGCGAGAGTCTCTTCCTCCTCGTCGCCGGTTTCCATCGCCTTGACGATTCGCTTCGTGGCCTCGTCGTGGGCGTTCGCGATCCGCTGCCGGTCGATCGCCAGGATCGCCGCCTCGGTGTCGCTGATGTTGCGCGGCTTCGCTGCGACAGACGCCGCGATCTGGCTACCAATTTGCGGGTTCTTGAACAGCGCAGCATGCGCGTCGGCCTCGACCTCATTCGCCGTGCGACCGCCGATGCGCTCGATGGGTGCCGCGCCGCGCAACTTGCGGACCATGTCGGTCGCCGCATTGCGGATCGAGGTGTCATCGTCCGTTACGACCTGATCTTCATCCTTCCCCGATGCCCGATCGGGAACGCGCTGGCCCTCACCTTCGACGGTGCCTTGTGCGGTGCCTTCGTCCCCTTTACCTTCCCCAGCGCCAGCGAGATCTTCGCGTGGACCTGGGGCAGTTCGGGTGACGTCGGGCCGGGGAGTTTCGGCGGGTGCTTCGGCGCGCTCGACGTTAGGAGCGGGCTGCTCGACAGGCCGACTGGGAGCCACTGGTTTGCCTTCATTTGCCTTCTCCATCTTGACCTTGCCGCCCAGCACGATTGCCTTGCCGTCGGCAGAGCGATAGCCGTCGAAACCGCCAGCGACGATGTGGTTCTCGAGTTCGTTCATCACATGCGGTTCGTCGAGGGGCAAGCCCTTGGCCTGCGCCGACGCGACCGCCTTGTCGAATAGGTTGCGCGGATCGGTGTTGACGTCGTAGAGATTGCGCAGCACGACCTGGTGCGCCTTGGTGACGGTGCTGGCGTCGTCGAAGTGCGTGCGCGCCTGACTCGCGCGCGGCGCATTCGGCAGGTCGAGGCGGGCGAGCGGCGTGCCTTCGTGGCCCGTGCGAACCGGCATCGGGTTGCTGGTCGTCGCATGCATTGCGACAGCATCGTGCTGCTGCGGGCGCACCTGGAAGCGCGGAACCGCCGGATCCACCTTTCCGACCTGCGCCTGCTCGCGGCCCTCGGTCGCGGCCCAGCGTTTGAACTCGGCGGTCGAGAACTGCTCGACCTGACCCAGACCGTGCCACCCCTTCGGGTACTCGCTCATGTACGCGCGCACGGCGTCGGCGCGGTTGGCGAAGCCGACCAGCACCTTGTGTTCGTCGAAGCTGCCGTCGGCCTTCTTCTGGTGAACCACGAACACCGGACGCATCGGATTGCCTGCGCCCTCCCCGACCAGCACGTCCATGCTGCCGCCGTCCCGGCCCGCCAGACCGTCGATGTAGCCGTAGTCGTGCTTCATCGTGCGCGAGAAGGGCTTGCCGTCCTCGCCCGTGCCGGTGCGCGTGCCGCCAGCGGGCGTCTCGATCTGGAGTTTGCCGACCGGCGAGCGGATCGTTTTGACCGGCTCGCTGTCCCCCGTCTCGTCGGAGTGCGGCGCTACGTTTTCTTCGGCGGGAAGATGCTCGTCGGGTTCTTCGACGTCGTCGGTTTCGGGTTCTTCTTCTGCTCCCTCCGAAACAGTTTCACCAGCCCGTCGATCTGCTTCGATAGCTGCCTCTCGGAGAGCGGCGCTTCGGCCAAATCGTGAAGTTCCTGGTGCAAATCCAGCCGCTCGTTCCAGTTCGGCTGGATCGAATCCTTGGTCTTTGAGGTGCTTGAAAGTGGCACTGGCATAGTCTTCTCCATGTACCTTTAATTTTACACCCAATTTGGCGTACAGAGCCTGTTCTGGATACCAGATCAGCGCCTGCAGCGAGGCCGGTTTCAGGTCTACGCCGCGGCGCTTGAGTTCAGCCAGCGCCTTGCTGACGACGTCGCGAAGATTGTTGCGTTCGGTGCCGTTGGCTGGCGCGTCATTCACGCCCTTGATGTTGCTGACGATGCGGTCTGCAGCCCTGACCTCTGGGCTTTTCAAGATGTCGCCGTCTGGCGTTGACTTGGTCTTGTAGCGTTCGCGGTTCGCGGAGAAGTCGCGAGCGTGCGCCGCCGACAGCGCGAACGCCGCCGCGATCACGTCGTCGTCGTCCTTCAGGTCGGCCTTGTTGATGCCGATCTTCTCCAGATTCAGCCGGTCGTCAGGGCTGGAAAGTGCTTCCTTGAACGTGGTGATTGTTTTCGCCAGCCGCTCCGGTCCAACCGTGCCGTTGAGGATCGCGCCACGCAGACGGCCCATCGTCCGCATGAACCACATGTCCATCGTGGTCGGCTTGAAGTTGCCATTGAGATTCGACCAGAAGCCGTTGCCGATCTTCGGACCAAGGATCGCGGAGCCGTAGACCTTCGTGTCGACCAACTCGCCAGCTACCTTGAACTTGAGTTTCGCCAGGTCACCCGCAGTGAATTCGCGCTCAAAGAACTCGCGAATCTCAGACCAAGTGAGCCTCTCCCGCAGGCGATTCACCTTGCGGAAATTCTGCTTCATCGCCTCCAGTTTTTCGCCCGTGCCGATGATCGGGAATTCTTTGTGCTGCTTGAAGTGGGAATAGACGACGTCAGCGAAACTGAGGTTGTCGAACACGTTCATGTTCTGCGACGTGACCGCGAGCGCAATGGTGAACGCGGTGCGCGCATCTTCGTCGTACGCGATCTCGGGATGCTTGACCACCAGCATCGCCATCGTGTGGTCGATGGTCGAGTCGTACCACTCGAGCGCGTTGCCCTGAGCCTCGATGTGCGCCTGCGCCTCGTCAGCGATGGTGCGCGCCATCGTCATGCGGTCTTCGTCGTTCGTCAGGTCGAGAATCTTCCCGCCGTTCGCCTCGCGTGTGCGTTCCTCGAGGAACTTCGCGGCGTCGGCCTTCTTCATCTTGTTGTTCGGGATCGGCTCGTCGCCGTACATCAGACCGACGGCATCCTTCGTGCGGCCCGGACGCAGCGGACCTTCGTCAGTGCCTTTCCGCTCATCGACCGTGGCTGCGACCGGTGCGCGCATCGACGCCGTCAGCGCATCCCGCTTCGCCTGGATGTCGCGCACGCCTGCGTGCGTGTGCATGACAGCGCGCAGCACCTGGCGGTACGCGCCGACCTCGACCACGTACTTGTTGCTGCCCAGATCAGCGTGCTTCGTGGTGAACGTGTCGAGGTACTTGCCGAACGATTCAGCGAGTTTGCCGTAGGCTGCAGGGTTCTCTCGCGCCATGCGCTCGATGAAGTCGCGGTCGCCCATCGCGTCGCCGGTCGTGTCGGCGGTGAGTTCCTCGAGCGCCTTCTCGGGCGCGTAGCCGCGCCTGACCGCGCTTGCCGTGTATGCATCGATGAGTTTGCCGTGAGGTCCAGTTGCCTGGCGCTTGATCTCGTTCTCGAGAATCTGGTACAGCGGCGGCATCGTCTTCTTCAGGTAGTGCGTCCATTCGTGCGACAGCACATGCACGAGCGGATGCTCGTTGTTCTCGTTGATGAAGATGTGCTTGCCGATCTGCGCGCCGCTGAAACGCATCTGGCCCTCGCGGCCCTTGGTGGTTTCGCGAACGATGTGGACGTTGGCTCCGGTGAACTTCTCGACGGCGTCGAGCGCGTCGGCAATCGCCTTCGGCAGCGCCTTGCGGTCGAGCGCCTCGAAAGTGATCCGCTCGCCGCTCGCTTCCGGCTTGTGGAAGTTGTAAGACTTCTCGAGGAGATCGGTGGCTTCGTTCTTCGTGCCGGGTGTGTCCTTCGGGATGCCGTTATCGACCGGCGTCGTGCGCGGCGTGGGCGTCTCGCCTTCCTGTCTATACTTTGCCTCAATGTTCACATCGTCATGGTGGAACATGACGTAGTTGTGAGCGGCATCAGGATCGCCTCGCCCGCGGCTGAAAGCGTCTTCGTAGCGGATGCCGCGAATGCCAGCGTCGTACAAAGCCTCGGATGCCTTCTTGTCGCTGCCAAGTTTCGCGCTCAGTTCCTTGTAGATATCCTCGCCCGTTCGCACCTGGGAGGAAGTCAGTGTCTTGAAGGCATCGACGGCGTCCTGGTGGAGGTGGCCGAAGATGCCAGCGCCACGGTAAATCCCGAATTCCGAGAACATGTTCCTGAGCGGTGCTACGACCTCTCTTGGCGTAGTCGCGCTATCGACCTTGCCGCGTATTTCAGCGAGTGCTTTGCCGACCCATTTATCCGTGCCTTTGACGGCTTCCAGTTTGTCGAGCAGAGCGCGAGCAACCTCTTTGCGGCCCTCCACCGTCATCGTGTGGTCGGCGGTATCGATGCCCATCGACTTCAGCCGCTCGAGTACATGCGGCGACTGTTCGCCAACCTTCGCGTCGTGATCGAGGAGTTCGTGTTCCTCCGGTGCGAGTTCGACCTTGTACAACTTGCCGCTGCTCTTCTCGGCCTCGAAACGCATTTTTGTTCCGACATCCGCAGCCAGTTTCCGCGTCTCTTCCAGGAAGCCGTCGGAGTAATTTCCATATTTGTGTTCGGACTCGATGTCCTTGACGAATTGTGCAGCGAGTTTCTCGGCGGCAGAGCGAGCGCCAGCATCGCCGCCCTTTTCCCATGCGTTGTGGACTTCGTTCTCGTGGATCATCATGTGTTCGATGAACCCGGCTTTGGCGTGCGCCGCATCACCTCTCGCGGTTGGCGAGTAGTTGATCGGCACGCCGTTCTTGTAAATGTGAGCGTCGCCGATGCTCCAGTGGTGAATGATTCCAGGCATCGACAGGTTGTCACGGTAATGCTCGCCAACCGCTCTGCGACCGGCGAAGTACAAGCCGTGGCCGAACGCCTGCGCGCCCTCGCCCGTGCCGATGTGCGCGGTGTCAAAACGCGGGAAATCGTGGGGACTGCCGTGCCAGGCTTGGAGCTCGTCGGGCTGTTCCGGCTCGCCTTTGCGCTCGTCGACCGCCTCGACCACATCGCCCTTGGTCATCGCCTCTTCCGAGAGCTTGAAGCCTGGGCTTGTCGGCGGCTCTTCTGCAGCAGGCCGTGCGCCTTCAATCGTGCGCTCACCCTCGGGCGTCGGCGTCTGCTCGCCGCGGGACTCCATCCACGATGGTCGTTCGCCGCCGGTCACCGTCCCTTCTTGCAGCGGTGGCTTCTCGGGTTTTGGTTTTGGCGGCACGACCTTGGCGGTGCGGAGAGCCTCGCCCAACGTCGTCGTCTCTGGCGGCTCCCCCTCACCCCTCGCTCTGGCGTCGGCATCCTCGATGGCCTTCTGGACGTCTATATCCTGACCTTCGATGTTGGGCTTCGCGAGGTCGCGCTGGCGCTCGCGCTCGAGTCCTGCCTCGCGCTCCGCGTGTGCCTGCTCGATGTCGGCGCGCTTCGCCGCTTCTGCGGCCTGCACCATCGACACCCGACCGGCGCGCTTCGGTGCTGGTGGCGTCGGCGGCGCTTCCTCCTCGACGGCTGGAGCTCCACGCTGCTGCGCTGCGAGCAAACGGGCCTGAAAATCTCCGACCTTACCCTCTGGCGGCGGGGGTTGGGCGAGCGCGTCCTGTTCGGCCTTGATGCGTGCGCGCATGTCGGCTGACTGCTGTTCAGCGGCCTGACGGGAAGCCACCTTGTCGCCAACGAGATCCTGCGCGGCGGCGAGTGTCTCCCGCGCTTCCGGCGTCGCGGTCTCAGCCGCGGTCGGCTGCACGACCTGTTCGGCGGCAGTCGGTTGATTCTGGTCCGCTTCGGCCTTCGCCTTGTCGAAGTCGATGCGCGATAGTTTCCACTCTTGGAACGCGGCCTCGTCGCGAGTGACGCCGTGCGTGCTGATGTTGTGCAGTTCAGCGGTCACCCAGAGCGCCGGTCTGTCGGCGCTGACCATCTGGTCAGCGACCCATGACACGCGCTGCAGGTTCTCGGGATCGTGCTGCATCGCGGCCATCACGCTCGCGAACTTAGGCACAAGGATCTTCTGCTGCTCCTGGTGCATCTGGCCCATGACTGCGCCGACGAACGCCGACGCGGCGATGCCAGCCGCCGTGATCGGTTGACCTGCCGCCACGCTCTCCGCGATGTCCTGCGCGGTGAAGATGCCGCCGCCGGTCAGTGCCTTCGCGTACCAGCTGCCGCCGCCTGCCATCGGCATCGCCATCTGCAGCGAACCTTTCTCAAACTGCAAGCCCGCCTCAAGCGCGACCTCGCCCATACCGCCGCCGCGTTCGGCAACAGCCTTGCCCGTCTCGACTGCCCCCGGCGTCGACATGACTTCGCCCGCAGGCAGTTGCTGCAGGATCTTCTCCGACGCCATGCGCCAAGCGGCTTGCCACGCTGGCATGCTGAAGAGTTCCGGTGCCGCCGTCTCGAGGAACTCGGGATTCTTCGTCGCCGCCGCCATGACCAGGCCGGGGATCATCGAGGACACCTTGTCGACCGCCTGCTCACCGAAGCCGACAGGAATCGGCTTGTTCTTCTTCGCGAGCTCGATGATGTCTTCGTGCGGATCGACGCCGTGCTTGAAGAGCCAGTCCTGCGCCGCGGTGCCGTCGCCGCCGAATGCGGACAGCACGCCAGCAGCAGCGAGCGCCGGGATCTCACCGAACTCGTGCGCGCCCTTCGACAGGTTGTAGCCGATGATCGCGAAGGTGCGCTCTGCTTCTTTCCCGGTGGTCGGAGTGGGGGTTGCGCCCTCCTGAAACATACCGGTGTCTGCAGCGGCCTGCGGCTGCGCGCCTTCGACGAACGGATCGCCCAGACTCGCGTCGGGCTTGATCGCGCTGTCGACCGGCTTGTGCGAGTCGAGGTAGTGCGCGGCAAACGCGGCACCCTTCGGCATCGCCATCATGTCCGCGAAGATGTCGTCGCGCAGGAACGGTTCGCTCTTCGCCTCGGCCCCGATCCGCTCCTTCGCGTAAGCCTGGGCCTTGTCCTCGCCCAGTACCGGCACCGCTGATCCGTACACCTGACGGTAGCGATCTGCCGCCATCAGTTTCTCGTGAGGCGTCTGCTCTATCAGGTCGGCAGGAGCCATCTGCTCGCCAATGAGCGGAGCGCCTGCCTTGCCGGTATCAGCGTCGAACTTCGCGAGCGCCTTCGCCGCGTACTCTGCCGAAGCGCGATCTCTCGAGTCGGCCCCCTGCTTCGATCCGTCGTTGATCGCGTCGGTGTAGGTCTTGCGGATCAGGTAGTCGGGAACGTCCTCGCCGGGTGGCGGCTGTTCCGGTGCAGAGACTGGGAGGCCGAACTCGTCAAGCGTGTAGTTCGGAGTTGCCGCCGGCTGTTGCGACGATACCGGTAGTCCCCACTCGTCGAGTTCGTAGGCCATACATCACGAGTTCTGCTGGAGGATGTGATTGATGAGTGCGTCGACGTTTTGACCGGGGAAAATCTGTTGCAACTGAATCTCTGCGGCACGGCGCATCTTCTTGGCTACTGTCGACGAACCCGTTTCACTGGCTTCGCCCAGTCGCTCGAGCGTGGTCAACACGGCCTTGCCCTCTTCGGTCTGGTTCAACTTAGCGGACATCGCGTCGAGTTGCGCTGGATCTGGTCCAGCTGGTGCAGCCGCAGCGGCAGGCGCTGTAGGCGGCGGCGCGACAGCGGCGGACGGCGGCGTCGCAGCGGCGTCGGCGGGCGGTGCGGCACCCGCTTGCCCGGTCGGCTGCAGGAAGCTCGTCGGCTGAGTCGTCGCTGGCGCGGCGGGAACACCAGCAGTCGTCGCGGTGGCAGGCGTCGCCAATCCAGAGGCGCGCTTGATCGCATCCGGCGTTGCCTTGTCGCTCTTCACCCACGCCAGCGCATCAGCCTGCGTGGCTTGACCTTTGGCGACCAAACCCTTCACGGCAGCGGCTTGTTCTGGCGACAGGCTCGCGAGCGGATCGGCAGGCGGCGCGTTGTTCCCCAGCCCCGGCAGCGGCGCTCCCGGTGTCGGCAGCGCGGCGGCGGGAGCGGACAGCGGCGTTGCACCTGGCGCGGCTGCAGCGGGCGCTGCCGTCGGCGTCGCGGTCGGAGATGCGGCACCATCCGGCTGCACAAGCGGCGTCGTCCCGGCAGGCTTCGGAGCGGCGGTGTCTGCGGGCTTGGCCGCGTCATCTCCGTAGCCGATTTTTTTTGCCGCCTCATCACGAAATCCCTGCGCCCTCTTTTCCACTTTGTTGAGTTCATTCAGGGAGCGCTGCTGGGTGATCTTCGCGTCCATCAACTCAGGGTCGTTCGGCTCCTTCCCAGCCTTTTGCAGCGCAGCGACCTCGGCTTCCGCTTTCGTGTAGTTGTACCTCGGCACTATCGTCATGTCGTCAGCGATCTTGGCCGCAGTCGTCGCGTCGCCGCGTTTCGCCGCCGCTTCAGCCGCCGCAATCTGGGCCGTAAGACGGTCCTCTTGGGACTTGCGGAAGTCTGCATTCGACTTGCGCTCTGCCTCGAGCGACGCGGCGTTCTGCGCGGCCACACCTTCCATCGCTGTCTGATGGCGCTCTTGAGACGCGAGGGCCGCTGCGCGGTCAGAACTCTCTGCCGTCCAGTGCTTGTCGGTGATGACATCGCGAGCCTGCTGCTCCCCGATGCGCTTGTCCTCAAGTTGGTTCTGCAGGTCAGCGTTCGACTTCAACTCAAACCGGCGCAGGTTGTCTTGGAATGCCTGGCTCGCCTGCTGACGGCGATCCTCTGCCTCCTGCCGCGACTGCTGCTCCTCTTTCGAGGCTTCGGTCTTGCCGAGCGCCTCGGTTCCCTGAGCGAGACCCTGGAACATCGCGGAAAAGTTGAGGAATGCCATCACATGCCTCCCGGCGGCGGCGGCGCAGCGGCGTCAGGCGGCGAAGCAGCGGCGTCAGGTGGCGGCGCTGCAGCCGCCTGGTCAGGTGGGGGTGCTGGCGCTGATGCAGCACCCGCAGGCGGCGCAGCACCGTCGGGTGGTACGAGTTGCGGGTGTCCCATCGCAGCGAAGTCCGCTGTCGTGCGCGGCGGTGCCATAGGATCCTTGGCCTGCAGTTCGCCTTGCGCTGCCTTGCGCATGAAGTCCTGCAGTTGTGCTGGCGTGAACTGCTGCGACGGATCCCACTTGTCGAGTTCGCCGCTGTCGCCCTCGCGCTTGATCTGCTCGAGGTAGTACTGCTGCGCCTCCTGCGAATTCGCCTGACCGGTGCGGATCAGGTTCTGGCCGAAGTTCTTCACCGCGGCGAGCTTGGCGAGGCCGAGCAGATGCTCCTCCTCGACGGAGCCATCCGGCGGCGGGTTCTTGATCACGCCCGATGCGACGCCGATCTGGTAGAGGTCCGACATGATCTCGTCGGCACCGTGGTACAGCACGTCGGGCGAGTAGGCGTGCTTCTGCATCGCGGCGTTCTGGTAGATGATCCACGCGACCTCGCCGGTCGTGCGACCGACGGCATCAGCGGCGTTCAGACCCTTGATGTTGAGGTGGTCGATGATCACGTCGCGCGGCGCTTTGGCACCCGGTCTCGGACCACCGCCCTTCGCCATCTGCGGCACACGCGGATCGTTGATGAACAGTTTCGCTCGAGTCACGAAATCGTCGTACTCGGCCTGCTCCGCTGGCGTGACCTGCGAGTCGTCTTGGTTCTGGGGTGTCGTGGTCTGCGCGTTCTGCCCCATGTCGCCGCCCATCTGGGCCTGCGGCGGAATGAACGGCTCGCCCCCGGTGAAGGATGCCTCTGGCGAAGGAACGGCGTTCATACGGCCCCCCTCGTCTTCTTCGACGGATCAAGGTTCGCGTAGGTCTGCTGGATGAAGTCCTGGTTCGCCTTGTTCGTCGCGTCAAACGAGTTCGTCTGCTGGGCGGTCGCCTGCTGCGCGCCCTGCGCGGCCCCACCGGCAGACAGGAACGGACTGCCGGTCTGCGCGTTCGTCGCTGCCGTCGCTGGCGGCTGGCCCTGCGGCCCCTGCGCGGCCCCCTGATCGCCACCGCCAGCGAGCGCGGCGCTCTGCCCGCCCTGAGTCGGCGCGGCTGGTGGGCCGCCTTTGGCTTGCTCTACGGCGGCAGGCGGACCCTTGCTCGAGCCGGTCGTCGCGGCGTAGGCCGACAGCGCGGTCGGATCGTCCGAACCGGTCATGTCGTTCTTGTAGACCGCGCCCATGTCGATGCCCGCGCCAGACTTGTCAGTCCCGGCGAAGGTAGTCCCCGGCCACAGTCCCTGTTCCTTGAGCGTCGGCCCCGGCTTGAGCAGACCCGAAAGACCTTGGAACGCGGTCGATGCGAGCAGCATCTTCTCGCTGCCGCTCATGCCGCCCCAGAAACCCTTGTCGGCGGTCGAGGCGACTGTCTTCAGCCCTGCGTCGGCGGCGGTGGTTCCGACCGTGGTCCCGACCGTGGTCCCGGCTGCTGCTGCGGGACCAACAGAGGTCAGCGCGCCCGCGGCTGCTCCCTCCGCTGGCGGTCCCATCAGCGCAGCGCCAGCGCCGACCGTTTCAGCAGTGCCTGCAGCGACCGGCGCTGCGACGCCACCGGCAAGCGCGGCTGGCGGACCCATGAGTTCGGCCCCGGCCCCGACCGCCTCGAGGCTACCGACCGCGCCAGCGGCACCCATGGTCGCGACATTGCCGAACAGACCCGCTCCTGCGGTGACCGACGCGGCATCACCGATGCCCATCGCGGTCGCTGCGCCTGAGAAAATTCCACCGGCACCGAACCCCGGCATCGCCGCGGCGAAACCTGCTGTCGACGGGAAGGCCGCGAGCGCGATGCCTGCGGTGAAGTACACGGCGGCGGCGATCGCGATCACTTTCCAGTACTTCTTCACGAAGCCACCGACGGCCTTAAACGCTTTCTTGACGCCCTTCACGAGACCGCCCATCACGCCACCTTCTTCACTGATCGAACATCGTCGCGGCGCATAGAGATCACGACGCCGCGCTCTGAAAAATAGGATCGCTGCATCAGAGCCAGCGCACTGTCTGCGGTGTTTATCCGCGAGGTCAGCGAGATCATCACCTCCTGCGCTCCCTTGCGGAATGCCCACTCAGTCCCTGCGGCGACGAGCTTGCGGCCCAGACCGGGCCGCTTGCAGTACAGCCCATCGTCGAGCGCGTAGAACTCGTTCTGGCTCCACCAGTACGGCACGATCACCATGATCAGGAAACCGACGACGTGACCGTTGTGTTCCGCAACGCCGACCCATTCCTGCGGCGAGCGAATCGCTTTCGCGATCCGGTTCACGCACTCGCGATACGAGATCGTCGTGCGCGAGTAGGCACCCTTCGCGATGAGCTCAACGCCCAGCGTGATGATCGCGTCGACGTCTTCGATGGATGCGCGCCGGATCATCCGCCCACCGGCATGGTTGGGAGGAACGGGTTTTTCGTGCTGGCGCTCGCGTTCATGCCGCTGTAGCCGCCAGCGCTCTCCTGGAAGAACGGCAGTTCGGTGGTCTTGGGCTTGTACGTGACGTAGTCGGCATATTTACTGGGATCGAATTTCATTCCGCCAGCGGTGCCGGTGCCAGACGTGCCGATTGAAGCAGTGATCGCGTTCGTTTTCGCCAGCAGCAGTTCGTTGTCCGTCTTCGTCATCGTGGTGATCGTGTTGATGTAGCGTGCGGCCTGCTCCGGGGTGATGCCCGGTTGCATGAACATCTGCTGGATCGCGGTCATCCCGGCGGTCAGGTTGTTGTTGTAGCCGATCTGGTCGTTGATCGTGACCGACTTCACCAGTTGATCCTGATCGAACGCGGCCTGCTTGTCGAAGTCCATCGCCCCGCTCGCCATGAGTTTGTTCATGTCGTAGTCGCCCTGGTAGCCGATCTCGGCCATCCTGGACTCGTGCGAAATCTTCAGCGTGTCGAGCGTGTTCTGACGGTTCTGGTCGCCCAGTTGCAACTGCGTCTTCGCGCCAAGCTCCGCGTTCTTCATCGAGGCGTCGGCTTGGATGTTGGCCGACGCGACCATCGCGCCCGCCTGCGCCTGCGCGGCCTTGATCTGCGCCTTGCCAGCGATCTTCGTCGACTCGAGTTGCCCAGAGATCTGCCGGTCCATCGAATCGAGGTTGCCCTTGATCTGATTCGACTGCAGCACTTGGGACTGTGCGTAGTTCTGATCGGACAGCAGAGCCTGGTAGACGAAGTTGTTTTTCGCCAGGCCGAACTGGTTCGCCATCGTCGCGTTGAATTCGGCGCTCTTGGCGTACGTCGCCGCGTCGCTCGAGGCGATGTTGAACGCCAGACCGATCACCTTGTCGTAGGCCGCACTCTCGGCCATCAGGCTGTTGCCGCCGCCAGCCGCCGCGTTGACGCGCTTCATCTCCTCCGCGAGCGACTGGTACACCGGGTTGCTCTGCAGGTTCGTGGTCAGTTGCTTCATCTGACCTTGCACGGTCTGCTCAGACGTGACGTCCCACTTCTGCGGCCCGACGATGTCGGACGTGCTGGCGGCGTGTGTCTTCTGCTTGCCGGTCGCCGGATCGATGACCGGGTTGCCCTGCGCGTCGGTCTCGCCAACCTGCGAGACGAAGTGCTGGTCCGACACATAGTCGGAAGCCTTGGCTGGCGGCGGCGCGACGTAGGTCGATGGGCCGAACGTGTCGTCCTTGCTGGCAGTTCGCCGCCGATACAGGTACTGCTGCTGTTCCTGGTACGGCAGCGCGTTGATCTGCTCCTGCGTCAGGTTGCCAGAGCGCACCTGAGCTTCGGTCGGCGGAGTCGGCGCACCGGGCGTGCCAGCCGCGGTGCCGTTCTGCGCAGCGTTGTAGGCAGCGTAGTACTGGTCCTGATCCTCCTTCGACATCGCCGCAATTTCGGCGTCGCTCTTGTCGAGGAAACTCTTGCTCGTATCGCCAGTCGCAGGCGCGGGCTGCGGACTACCGGCTGGCGGTGGCGCAGTCGCCGCACCGGATCCCGGCTTCGTGGTGTCTACTGCAGGCGCAGGACCGGTTGTCGTGTTGGGGGCGGTGGCGTCGGCCATGACATCACGCGACGCGGGGAGCGGGCTGCTTCCCGGCGCTCAACTGCGCCTTCGCCGCCAGCGCGGGTGTGAGCGGTTCGGGGTTCGGCACCGTAGGCTGGCCGACGCCTCGACCGCGGCGCTGCATCGACGTGGTGCGTCCCTTGAACGGTTGCTCGTTGCCAGCCTCCGGTGGCTTTGGTTCCGGTGCCGTGGCCGTCTGCTTCGGGTTGTTGTCCAGACCATGCGGCGGGACGTGACCCTTGCCGGGTGCGTTGAAGTGATCGCTGTTCGCGCGCACGGGCGACGCTGCCGCTGGGCGACCCGCTGCCGGTGTAGTGGATGCGCTCGTGAAGTGATTTTGCGCGTCCATCAGCGACTGCCGGATATTGTCGGGCAGACCCGGTTGGCTCATCAGTTGCGTGAACATCTGCGCGTGGTTGTCGGTCCACGGCGACGACGACAGGGACGTCTGGTCGTTCGTCTGCATTTGCTTCGCGAGGTTCTCCTGCGTGAGGTACTGCTGCTGCGCGATCTGCTGCGCGGAGTTCTGCTGCATCGGTTGTAGTTGCGAATTGGGAATCTGCATGAAGTTCGTGCCGGGTGTCGGCGTCTCGGGCTTGCTGGAAACGGGAGGCGCAGCCGCGTCGCCCGACATCGGTGCCGGTGGTTTCCAGTTCATGAATCCTTTCGGATCACTGATCGCGAGCGGCCTGCCGCTGCTGTCGGTTTGCGACGCAGTCGGCGGCGGCGCTGGCGACGCGCCGCCGCCAGGGTTCGGAGTCGTCGGCGCAGCGCCGCGCGCAGCCATGTAGGCTGAGTTGCTGCCGCCGCTGCCTGCGATCTGGTTTGCTTGAGCCTGACCCGACGTCACTGCGGGCGCTGGTGTTGGAGTTGCGAGTGCTGCTGGCATGACACTTCCCCGATCTGGTGGGAGTTAAACGTGCAAAGGTGGTTTTCTCGTCTTTGCAACGAATTGTTGCGCCGCTCCGTAGGGCGTGGCTGCGGGTCGTCGCGCAGCCGTACGAACCGGCGTGGGCGTGGGCGCGGGCCTCACCGTCGGCGCGGCAGTGACTGGCGCTGGTTCGGCTGGGACGATCGGCACGGCGCTGACCGGTTGAGGCAAGCGGCCAGAGCGCGGGGGCGGCTGCTGGACGGCACCGACGCCGCCACGAGCGGGACCGCCATTTCTTTGCGATCTGGCCTCTGCGGCGGTCATGCGTAGCGGGGTCGTGGTTGGCGGCGCGAATTCAGCAGCCTGCGGGACGGTGCCAGCCGTCTGTTCAACAGGGACCGCTGGCGCTGGCGGCGGGGTCAGCGAAGGGTTTGGTGCTGGCGCGGGCGGCGCAAGCAGAGCGTCGTGCGCCTTCTGCCAGGCCAGGTAGCCCTCGGGATCGAGTTTGATGTCGGGCATCGGTCCGTTCGGATCCACTTGCCCCTTCGCTGCGTCAGGGGCTGGCGGCGGCTTGTTCTTGTCCGCAATCGCTTGCCGGTCGCGTGCAGACTGCCACGCCACGTAGTCCTGCGGATGGGCCACAGGATCTGGCATCGGACCCTCGCCCTTGCTGATGTCTGGCGGGGGCGGGGGTGGGGCATTCGGGTCTGCCGCAGCGGCGGGCGGTGCGCCGGTCGTGTCTGGTGCGCCTGTCGCTGGTGGCGTACCCGTGGTGTCGGGCGCAGGGGGAGGATTGAACTGGTCCTGCATGCCCTTCTGGGCATCAGCGATCGCCTGAGTATTGGGCGTGTTCGTCGCGGTCGGGGAGTACGGCGCAGTCGGCGGCGCTGGCGTCGGCGTCGTGCCAAGGGTGCTGACCGGCTGCGCGCGGCGTGCGCCCATATAGGCGGCGGTATTACCGCCCGTGCCGACGAGGCCAGAAGCCTGGTTCATCGCCGTGGTGGTGCGCGGGGCCAGCGGTGCCGCTGGCGCGGTGACTCCCAGCGGTGCTGGTGCGCCTGCTCGACGTCCCGTGATTGCCATGCGAATCTCCCGAAGAGGCTGCGTGCCGGATACTACTACGTTCCGAAAAGCACGGTGGAATTGACGAAGACCGAGATTCCAGGCGCACTGCCGCCGGTGATCGCTGCCGTGATCTGCAGCATGAACGCGTCGAAGAACCCGGCGACCTCGAAAGTCATCGTGGTAGCTGTCGCAATGTTCACATTTTCAATCTCGATTTTTGCGAACCCGGTGTTGCCGACAATGCCGATTCCGGCAGGCTCTGCGCGCACGTTGAACACGCCAGCGGTCGAGTTCGGCTCAATCACCACCACGATGTAGTGACGGTTGGCGAACTCGACGTTCTGGTGCTGCGAACTGTAGTTGCCGGTCGCGGCCTTCTTTTGCGCCACGATGGTAGTGACTCGCTTGCGAGATCGCTGGTCGCCTGCTTCGCTCATGTAAATTGCACCAAGAAGACTTTTCCGCCCTGACAGAAGAAGCGATTTCTCCTGTTCGACAACGAGATCACCAGCGGTCCTGGGACGGTGTTGAACGTATAGCTCGCGTCACCGATCGACAGGTTCCCAGCCTTGCTCTTCGACGCAATGAACCACTCTCCCAACTGGTTCACCGCCAGCGGCAGGACGGTGTGATTCGCCGTCGATGCGACGTGGAACTCCATCCCTGACCACGGGAATGCGCCCGCGGCTGGCTGCGTCCAAGTGCCGTTCGGATTTACCACTACGCTCGAGGTGACATATACCTGCCAGCCTTGCTCTGGGCTGATGTAGGTGAAGCGCGCGATGTCGCCGGGATTGAACATCGAGATCTGGTTCGTGTAGCCGACGTTGTCGGGGACCATTCCGTTGATCAGTGCCTGGCTGGTCACAGTGAACTCATCAGGCGGCGCGGCGTCGTCGGTCGTGACGATCACGCACGACTCGGCGCTCGTGCCATTTGTTTCGTAGCCAGCGGCCTGCACCGCGACGTAGCACGGCGGATCGCCAACGCTGGGGTGCGCTGGCAGCGTGACCTTGACGTAGCCGCCGGTGTTGATCAGCGGTGACAGGTCGATCAGCGCATTGCGCGAGTTTGGGGTGAGGATGACGTTGCTCGAGGTGACCGGCAGCAAAAAGATTTGGTTGAAAGCCGCCTCTATCGCTTGCAGTTCTCCGTTGAACAGGTCAGTGTCTTCCGGCCCATCAGCAGGCGCACTCGGCTTGATCAGCGAGAACGGTGCGACGCCGACCGGCACGTACAGTTGTTGACTGACGCCCATCAGGTAGTCACCACGAAATTGTTCACGGCTATACAAGTGAACCTGTAGTTCACATTGGGCGGCGGGGACGAAACCGTGAACGCGCCCGTGACTCCGTTGAAGGTCTGCGCGCCGCTACTTGTTACCAAGCTCACCGGAACCGAACCGGGCAATACCTGGAACGACGCCCACAGACCGGGCTTGTTGATGCCGGTCAACTTGATCTGCGTGTTCGTGATGGTCGATGTGTCGATGAGGCTTTCCAATCCGTGGAAGCAGTGGACGTAGTTCGGATCCCACGACTGCACCGTCAAGACTCCCAACGGTGCCACGTAACTTGTGATGAGGCTTTCAGCGATCACCCAGCCGTAGGTGCCGCCGACAAACAGCATCGTGAGCGTGTCGCCAGCGTTGGTGAGGAACGGCAGGCCGTCGAGCGACGCGATCGTGGGGATGCCCATGATGTTCTTGCCATCGGCAGTGACGACCACGACGCTCGACTGTGCCTGCGCGACCGACGAGTAGCCGCTGCGCGACACCGAGACACGCACTGCCGGATCGCCTATCGTCGGGTTCTGCGGCAGCGTGCAGGTCAACCAAGAACCCGGAGTCGTGGCTGATAGGTCGATCAGGACATTGCGCTGGCTGTTGCCGAAGGCATACGACGACGAGGAGTTGTCGAAGTTACTGAGCGAGTTGAACGCCGCTTCGATCAGCAGCAGGTTCGCGTTGACGTCGCTGTTCTTGACCGGCGCGTAGGGCTGGACGAGTTGCGGGCTGAACAGTTCGACGGTCACGGCTATCTCCAGGTGCGACGGGTACGCAGCGCAAGCGACAGTTGTACGGCCTGCGCCGTGTGCGAGAAGGCGATGTCGGACGATCCCTTGAACCGGATCGAGATGCCGACGCCGGAGCCGTGCAGCGTCTTCTTCAGCACGTTCTTGCCAGCCCCGCCGTAGAAGCCGACACCGTACACAGAGTTCTGGTCGAATCCAGACGTCGACAGCAGGTCGGTCACGTTCTCCATCACCTCGGTGTTGCGATAGCCTGGCCCGTCGTCGTACTCCGCACCCAGAGACAGGTTGGAGAATGCATCGGCCCCGATCACGTCGATATGCATGCGCCGGTAGCACTTCTCGTTGTTGACCGCTTGCGTGCCGTAGTAAAACTGCGTCTGCGCCTCGAAATCGACCGGATTGCCGACGATGCCGAACGCGCCGCCCGTGTCGTCCTCGTACACGTAGCCGTCGGCGCAGCAGAAGAAGATGCGCTCTGGCGGCGGCGTGTCGTGGTTGCCTGGCGCAATCGTCGACGATGCCGACCAGAAGTTTCTTGGTGTGTTCACCTCGGCCCTAATGACGATTCCGAGCAACGTGCCGTTGACGTACACGTAGGATCCACCCAGATCATTCGGCTTCGCCCATTTATCGGGATCGATCTGGACGTCGGTGATCACCACGGTGTTGATGGAATCTGGATCGCCCGCCGCTATGGGTTGCCCGCGCACAAGTTTGCAACTCTCGCTGCCGTCCCAGTTCTTGAGCGTATCGCCCACGTTGACGGTGCCGCCGCTGGACTGTATCGACAGCGTCGAGCCAAGGTCGTATTCGCACTTGCCCAATCCCTTGAGATCTTTGCCGACGATGCAGAACGTGAAGCACACGCCCTTGTCGAAGTACAGGCGATAAAAACTGTGGTCGCGCTGGATCGTTGCCTCGACCGCACCGAAGCCGGTCGACATGTACGCCTTGAGCAGCGAGTTGATTGCTTGCGACAGGCTGTTGCCGTTGTAGTTGCCGAAGTTCGCGCTCTGGTCGTAAAAGTTCACGCCCTCGTCGGTCAGGAAGCAGACGCCGCCGATCGGCTGCGCGGTATTCGGATACGCGCCAGCCTCGGTGTTGAGGTCGCGCATTTGGAAGTTTTCGTTCACGTCGCCGTACATGATCCGCAAGCGGTGCTGCGTCGTGACGATCATTGTGTTGTTGATGTTGCCGATCAGGTTGGTGACGTCGTCTCCCAATGTCCGCTGATCGGCACCAACGACCCAGTTCGTCGGCGTCTGGTAGCCAGAGTGCAGAAGGTTGCCGCCAGGGTACGCGAGCCATAGGTGATCGTGCGACACCTCGATGCGGTTTGGCGTGTCGGTGCCGTAGCCGACCGGGTCGTAGTTGAAGTGAGCTTGGTCCAGACCCTGACCGGTGAGGATCGGCGTGAAGCGGATGTTGGTCGGATTGCCGTAGCCGCTGGGATTGGAAAGCTCAAACGCGGTCCCTACCGTGGTGATGCCATACATCCGCACGTTGCCGCCGATGCCGGTGAAGTTCCAGCGCTTCATTCGGTAGGTGCCGTTCGCCGGAAGCTTGTTGTCGACCTGCACAAGTCCTGGCCCGCCACCGGCTGGCGTCACCATGCAAGTGATACTGTTTACCATCATCCCCTGCCCGCCGGGGAATGGCCCGCCGATAACGGCGTCGGTGCAGAAGTACCCGAACGCGTCGCCACCGCCAACGGTTGCACCCATGATGACGACCGAATATACGACGCACGAAATCAGTCCGGTATTCGTATCGACAACCGTCGCCCCCGGCTTCAAATCGGTGCTGTTCAGCGCCAAGAAATAAACGCGAACCCCAAGAGGCAACTGCTCCCAACTCTGCGGTATGGTGCCACCCTCTGTGACGAACAGGCACGCCCCGGTGTCGTCAACCTTGTCGCGGATCGCGTAGATGCTGCCGTTCCAATCAAACACCGCGCGCGACGGCCCTGCGAACGTGCTGTCGCCAACCGGCAGTATGTAACTGCGGGCGACCTTGCGCGCCAGCGAGATGTAGTAGCGCGACTTGCCCAAATCCTTCAGGTACGTCGCTGGCCCGCTCGTCACTGCGAAACTCGCCACCGGGCCTGGGAACAAAGCGCCCTTGTATAAAGATGTACCTGTCGGGTAGTTCACGACGTCAGGAAACTGATCGGTGAAGGCGAGGTTGTCGTAACTCGTCGAGACCAGCGACTTCACCACGTTCGTCAGCACGATGTAGTCCTGCGTGCCGATCGTCTCCCAGCCAAGGAAATACGGGCCTACAGCAGTCGCTCCATTGGTTTTTTGGTTGATCTGCTGGCCGATAACCGTCGGGTTGTTCGCGGTGTTCGTGCGCGTGATCGGATACAGCACGTAGAGGAATGCACTCGGTTGGCGGTGCCCGTCGAGCGGCTCGCAGCCGATCTTGCTGCGGTAGCCGCCCGCGTAGTTCGGTTCGTAGTTCTTGCAGAAGAGCAGTTTCGCCGGATCGCCAATCGCCGCGACCTCTTCAATCGACAGCCCGCCGCCGAGCGCGAATTTCTCAGAGGAGTTGTTGTCCTGCTGCGGGAATCCGATATCGGCGCGGAACTGGGTGAGAGACTTGCTCATTCGGTCTCGACCGTCATCGGCACGTCGTTCTCCGACACGCGATCATGTTCCATGCCGGGAAGCTGATCGGCGCGCATTTCCTCGAGCAAATCCTGATACTCCGCGAGCGCGGCCTGCATCACTTCGGTCGCGCCCTCGACTTCGGCCCAGATGATCTTCGCGCGCACGATGATGATGCGCGCCGACTCGTAGCGAAGCGGTGCCGTGGGGGTGCCGATGCCAAGGCGCAACTGGTTCCACGTCAGCCCGCTCGATGGTTGCTGCAGAACGATCGGCGGCACGACGTTCATGAACGTGTCGTTCCACGCGATCCCGCGCACGATGGGCGACATATCGCCCGCAGCGATCATGCGAAGTGGCCGCGCCCAGCATTCGTACCGGAACAGCGTCTGGTCCTTCATCACCGTCGAGACGATGATGTTGCCCGCGGGCGTCTGCGAGAAGAACGGCGGCGAGTTGCTGATCGACTTCGGCGGGCCTTGCCACTGCGACTCAAACAGCCGCCACGGTTGATACTTCGGGCGGTTGATCAGGCCAGGCTTGTCGTAGTTGAAAACCAGCGACTCGCGATCCATCTTGCGAAACTGGAACAGGTTCTGCTGGCCGGTCTGACCGGGAGGGACCACGCCGCTCAGGCCGCGGTACATCGGCGTCGGCAGGATGTCGAACCCCGGTGCGAGTTGCGCGTTGAAGTGACGCCAGAGAAATTTCCAGTTGTGGTGCAGGTTCTGGATCTCGTAGTCCGCGTCCGCAACCATCGCGCAGACGCGGGCCGATTCCGAACTGCTCGTCCCTCCGGGGACGATGTTCGTCAGCAACTGACCGCCGTTGATCCCCAACTCGACGATGAACTGGTTGCAGAGGTCGAGATAGGTGATCATGGCGGCGGTCCTCGATTACTTGCGCTTTGCTGCCTTCTTCCGCTTGACGGTTTTCTTGACGACCTTCTTGCCCTCGGGCGTGTCTTCCTCGACCTCTTCCTCGACTTCCTCTTCTTCTTCGTCCGGTAGTCCCTGGTCTGGGACGTTTGCCTCAACAGGAGGAAGCGAGTTGTCAGCCTCGGGCAGTATCGGCGACAGCACGAACGGATGCGGCAGTGCTTCCTGCGGCAGCGTCACCTTCATGTCCAGCACCTGATCATCCGGCGCGAGCGCCTGTCCAGACTGGATGAGCAACTCGTCTTCGCGCCAGACTTCTTCCGGCACCTCGACGCCTTGCGGGGTGTAGTACTTGCCGTCCCAGTGCCATTTGAAGCGGTGAGCTCCGGGTGAGTGTTTTGCAGTTTCCATGACCTACCTCCGAGAGAGTGACAGACGATCCTCGTCGTCGCCCTGGTCGGCCATGCACTGACGGAATGCAACGCCGTCGGCTATGGTCGGCTTGCGGAGCTCGCGAGGGAGTTTGAAGCCGACGCATGCGACGTCGCCTGCGGGCATGGGTGTTGCGTTGTCGCCAGCGAGCTTCTCGTTCGTATCGAGCGTGTAGTCGCGGCCTGGATAGTTCTGCTCTTCCTGAACCTCACCGATCGCGTAACCGAGCGTCAACGTGGTCTTGCTCATGTCGATTCTCCAAAGTAAAAACCGGGTCGCACCTGACGGAAACGACCCGGCCCACCACCCCGACGTGGCGTTGCTCGATCAGCCGAAGCGCGTGCCGCGAGGCGCGGACGTCTTCGGGTGCTGCATGTGAATCTGCCCACCACCCTCGTTGTCCGCGCCGATGTCTTCCGGCGTGACGTCGTGGATGCCCTTGCGCATGCCCAGACCGTCGGTCAGCGACTGACCTTCGGCGTCGGACGAGATCAAGGTCTTGACGCGCGGACCCGGCATTGCCGGATCGACGTTGGAGTGTTCCGTATCGCCAGCGTTGTTGCCGCCGGGATACGTCATCTTGGTGCCGCGCTCGCTTGCCATGTTGCTTCTCCTACGAAGTTGAGTTGGTCGGGTCTCAGATTACCAGTACCGGAAGGTAACCACGAGAAGGCCAGCGCCCACCGGGGAGCCGACACCGACAGCCGTCGCGAACCGCAGTGCTGGGACCACGTTGACGGTGTCGCCATCAGCGAGCAGATCGATGAAGCCCTTGTTGGTGGCCGACGGTGCCGCCTGCGGGTTGTACGTAGCGACGCGGATGTCGTTGTCTGCCGTCCCCCACGCGGTGTTGATCGCAATGGTGCCGGTAGCCGCGCCCGTGCCGATATTGCCGCTGACGAACTTACCCGGTGTTCCGACGGTTCCGATCAGCAACTGCGCTGGCGTCGTGACGTTGCCGAACGCCGTTGTGGCACCGATCGAATAGTTCTCGACCGCGGCGAAGCGAACACCCCTATGCGTCGGCGGACGAACGAAGCCGAGAACCGCAGCAGCGTTCGTGACGGCGAAGAGATAGGTCTCAAAAAAGTTGTTGGAGTTGTCGTAGCTCATGTCGTCGAGTCCCATTTCAGGATACGCGCATTCGGAAAGTCCGTCGCAGTCGAGTCACCCTGCGTGCGTCCGTAACCGAGCAAAGCGTACCATGCAACTCCCTTGCTGCGACCGAAGTCGGTCGGGATTTTGCCGCGGATCTCTTCCGGCACCGCGATGGCTTCGGCCACCGTGTCTTCACCGAAGAAGAAAATCCAGTCGGAGAGGCCAGCGGACCACGGGCCTGGCGTGTCAGTCTGCGGGTTGAAGTTCGCCGCCGACGTTCCGGATTCCGCACCGCCCCTCGGGATGTGCGTCTGCTCGACGAAGCGCAGGTTGTAGAAGCGCCCGATCTCGCCGTTCATGATCATCTGGAAGCCGGTCTCGGTGTACTGATAGACCGCCTCGAGACCTTCCGGCGCGATGCCCTTGAGCGTTGCGAACGTGGTCGGACGACCGATGCAGTAGTAGTCATCACCGACGAACGCCGGGATGTTCCGCTCCTTCATCGTGTCGACGATGATGCGGACGTGCGACTTGCCGAACGCGACGCCGTTGACGACACCGACGGCACCACCAGGACTCGCGTTAAACGTGACCGCGCTCGCCGTGGTCGCGCCGCACTTCATGCCGGTAGTGTTGAACTGCGTCCAGGCCGCGATGTCGAGAGCCTGTTTGCAATCGTGCTTGAGAACACGATGGATGATTTCCTGCACCGGGTGCTGCGACAGGTTGTCGAGCTTCGCGGTGTACGGAACGCTGTTGCCGAATTCGGTCAGCGTCAGAGTCTTCTGGTTGATGACGAAGTTCGTCTCGGGCATCGCTGTCGTTTCGTTCAGCGGCGCACCTTTTGTCTGCACCCGGCTGTACACGTTCCATGAGAACTTGTCGCCGCGCTGCAGTCCCTTGTCTGTCGCATCTTTCGCGTCGCAGAACTGCCGGAATTTCACGACCGGCAACACTGCCATGCGAAGGACGTTCGACAACTCGGGCGAATACATGTATCCGCCGAGCGAGTTCACGCCCCACAATTGACCAGCCATTGAGCTATCTCCCGTTGAGATCGCCCGCTGGCTTACCCGTCAGTTTTGAAGGGGTTGATGCCGAGCGGCGCGAAGCAAGTTGATGATGTCGCTGGGCTTGGTCGGGAACCGTTCCTCGGTAGCGGCGGGGGCCACGCGATCCGATGCGCTCGAGGCTTGCGGGATGCGGCGCTTGAAGTTGGTCTTCGTGTTGACCTGAGAGGTGATGTCCGCATCAGGTGCGGCCACTCCACCCACTCGCTGCAGCACTTGCGACCCAACCTCGTCTGCGATTCGCACCAGCGGCCTGCCAGCGTTCCTCGGATCCTTCACTGCGTTGTTGTACATCGTCGCCGCAGCGGCCCTGAGAACAGGATCCTGCAGCACCACGCTGTACCTCGACTCCATCAGTTCGTTGACCGCACTGATCTGATCGGACGCGGCAGTTCTGGCTTCCCGTGCCGCCAAGTCGGACTCGACCTTGGCCTGCACCAATGCTGAGATTTGCGCCGCATCGACCGGACTGCTGCGTGACCTCAACACTTCCGACAAGGCATTCGCTGCCCGGTCAGGGTCTCCGCTGTAGAGCTCAGTCACCGCGTTGGTGATCAGAGCATCTATCCCCGCAGGCTGGCTTGGCGCTGCTGGTCGGCTCTGCGTGGAGGCAGGAGCCGTTGGTGCCTGCGCCTCTGGACCTGGCTGGGTCAGTGCGCGCAGTCGTTCATCAAACTCGCGTCGCTTGTCGGCGGCGACTCGCTTCAAATTTTCATCGCGTCGTGCGAGTTCTTCGGCCTGCTGGAGTCGGTGCTCGACACCCAGTTGGATTTGCCTGGCTTCGACACCACCAGCGGCCTCGACCACACTGCGCGGTTCAACAACATCTTTCCCGAACACCTTGAAGGTTACATTTTCGTCTCCCGCAGGTTTCGGTGTTCTCTGCGGAGCCGAATCTACACCCGGCGGCGGCTCTTCCGCAACGGGATTGCGCGGCTGCTGGACGGCGCTCTCGCCTTCGGTGTCGCCGTCAGTGGTCTCGGCCCCCTCGCCCTGCTCGTATCCGCCCTGCAGCGCGCGAGCGCCGGGGACGGTCTCCAGATCGACCTCCATCTCGGCCTGGTTGAGCGCGGCCTGCTTCGCCATGATCGCCTTGCGCGCGGCGTTCGGATCGACCTGCGCGATCTCGAGTGTATCTGTGCCGCTACCGGTGGCACCACCCGCTTCTTCTTTCGCCATTTCAGTTCTCCGGTTCGTCGTTCATTGCTGCACCGATCGGCGGCATCTCGACCATTCTCGGCTCTTCGACCGGCGGGGTCGCCCTGACAAAAATGCTGATGCCCTGCCCGCCGCGCACGCAATCGTCGCGCACGGTCTGCAACAGCGTCGCCAAGTCGGTGGCCGCATCACCGCCGACAGCCCCCGCCCACGACCCGTCCTGATCGACCATGATCAGCGCGACGCACTTGAACTCCTGACCGGCCTTCTCACGCGCCTTCGCCAGTTCCGCGACGTGCGTGAGCATCTCAGAAATCGGCAGCATTTCGGGTGCCGTTGCTGTCCCGTTGATCATGACCCTACCTCCATCTCAAGTCGCTTCAAATCGGTGACCGCGTCGCGGCCTTCGCTCACGATCTGGTCGATGAGGAAGATCGCCATCTGCGCGGCGAGCGCACGACGGTGCGCGGCGACGGCTTTTTCGCTCGTCGGCTCGACCGCCAGCCATTCGTTTTGCGCGTCGGTGACCTCGCGCAGTAATCGATCCGCCAGCATTTTGCCGGTCGGTGTTTCAAAAAATCGCTCGCAGTGCAGTCCAGTCTTGAACTTTTTCCACAACTCAGCATGGCCTTCGTGGTCGAGCCGCTCGAGCAGGCCCGCTTCCAGTTCCTGCAGCGTTTGTTCGCGCTGTTCGGCTTCGATCTGCTCTTCGTCAATGTCCACGGCGCTTCCGCTTCTTCGGGGTGCGGTGCTTCACGACCGGACGATACCTCTTTTGCCACTCGATGAGGTAGAGGAGATTGCCGCGGTGCATCGTGCCGACCGGGAAGACCCGGTTGAGGTTCAGACCGAATTCGCTGTCGACGAAGGACTGGGCGAGTGCCCGCGAAACCAGCATCAGGCGAACCGGGTGGGCTTGGACTTGCGCTCAGGCAGGCTGCTCACGTAGCCCTTGCCCTTGGCCTTGTCGGCCTTGATGAACTTCTTCGCGACGGCGACCGACGGCGCGTTCTTGCTCCGGGGCTTCATGCCGTGCGCGATGCCCTGCATCAGGCGGACTTGAGCTTTGCTTTCGTCGGGCATGGCTGTATCACCACTAGGTTCGGATGCGTCTCGAGCATGGTCGCCAACTCGTTGAACTCGATCCGCTTGATCAGCCCGTTCTCGTAGTACTCGATCGCCTTGACGCGAGGACAGGTGTGGTTGTGGACAAACCCGCAGTGTTGGCAACCCATGTCAGTCACCGGAACTTCGGCGGCGGGATGACGTGCTTGCTCTTCTTGGTCTTGCCCTTCGCCATGATATTCGACCGGTGGTGCTGCTTGTTGCCCTTCGGCGGCTGCAGCGTCGGGTGCGCGGGCATCGGCGGGCCAGCCATCGGCTGAGTGCCTGGCGTCGTTGGACTTGCGCCCGCGGGCGGCGCGGCCTGCGCCATCTTGCGCGCTGGCGGAATGAACGGGGGGATCATCGGCATTTCAGTTCTCCTATCCGGCTGCTTCAGGGACCATGCCGTACTCGCCGCGGCTGATGACGCCAGCGGCGTCGTTCCCCGGCAGGTTCGGCGCTTGGCCGTTGGTGAGTGCGCTGGAGCTCGCGGGCGTGCGCAGCCCCTCGACGAACGGAACGTCGGCCCCGGCGTTGGCTGGGATGTCGGGCAGCACCGGGTTCATCATCGACGACAGTTTCAACTGGAACTCGCGATCGGCCTGCACGATGGCGTTCGACAGCGCCTCGCGCTCGAGCAGCAACTCGCCCTGCTTGATGACGTTGGTCTCTTTGTCGATCTGCAGGTTGAGTTGCTTGATCTGAAACTGCAACTGCGCGACGTAGTGTTTCGCCGCCTGGTTGCCCTGCGCGATGCTCTGCTGCGTCTTGGACTTGATGTCCGCAATGGCCTGAGCGGACTGTGCGCGGATGCCAGCGATCTTCTCGTTGCTCGCGAGCTTGGCCGCGTCCTGCTGAATCTGCTGCTGCAACTGGGCCACCTGGTCCTGCAGTTGCTTGATCTGCGGGTTGCTGCCGTCGTCCTTGACGCTGGGGAAGAACTTCGATCCGTCCTGATAGCCCAGAATGCCCATCACCTCACGCACGACCGCGTTGGGGTCCGCGCCCTGCGCTGCCTGCGGCGATATCTGCCCGATGGTCTGGAAGCCGATGGCGAAGCGCTGGATGCGCTGCAGCGGGTCCGTGTTGCCGAAGCCGACGGCGACGTTCATGTTGACCGGCTCCTCCATCGAACGGAACGCCTGCTGCCACGGCAGGTTCGGCACCGCGCGCGTGCCAGCGATCTTCAGGATCTTCTGGTCGGTCTCAAACTGACGCTCGAGGTCTACGAGTTGCGAGAGGACCGGTTGCGCCCAGGTCTCCGTGAAGGTGCGTAGGCCAAGTTCGGTGATGATGTCAGCGCCCTGGCCGAGAAGTTCGGTGTTCCGAACCCGTTGATCACGACTACCGCCAGTGAGCGCGCCAACTGTGGCTTGGTTGAGAACTCCGGTGAGATCACCAAAGTCGAGGTCGAGCAGGTCTTGCTCTTTGTACGCGGACTGCGTGACATCCTTGGTCTCCAGTTGCTTGACGTCGAGCGCCGGATCGGTCGTCATCGTGATCGCGCCGGGGACGTTGCGCATCAGCGAACGCATGTCGACCATTTGGCCGCGCTTGACGAGGTAGCGGTTGTTCAGCGCGAGGCGGATGTTGTCGTTGCGCTGGTTCTGGATATCGTTCATGTACTGCTGCGTGTCGTGAGCGATCTCGACCGGACCCGACGGATACGGACGATGCGTCTCGACCGTGCAGTTGCCCATCACGTAGGGCCGGTAGTCCAGGCCGAACACGTCCTCGATCGGCACCGGGTCGCTCAACTGCAGGTTCGTGCCGAGCGTCTCGAAAACGTAGTCGAGGCCGTCGCGGCGCATGATGTTGCGGTGGACCCAGACGATGCGGTTGTGCTGGCCCTGCTGCACCTGAGAGTAACGGTCCAGGCGCACGTTCTCGCGGGCCTGGCGCACGACCTGCGCGGTGTTGTTGATGTCGGTCGCGCCGCCCATCAGCTGCTCGACGGTGAACTCGCGCAGGTAGGGAACCTGGCTGCCGTAACTGCGCGCATTCTTGATGTGATCCGCGAGCTCCTCGACGAACCACGGGATCTGTTCGATCAAATACGGGCTGGAATTGATCGGATCGACCCAGTCGCACGATGGGTGCAGGCGCACGTTTTCGATGGGAATTATCCGAATCCACGGCGTGTCGCGGCGAATCTTTGCGGTTTGGCGCGTCTTGCCGGTAGCGTCTCCATTCGCGTCGAATTCGTCCTCGACGATGGTCGACTCCTGGTAGCGCCACTCCTGACAGGAGATCACCGAGCCTTGCGTGAGCGAGTCGTACCACGCGCCCAGCGCCGTCTTGAACCACGGCACCGTTTTCTTCAGCCGGTAGTTCAGCAGTTGCGTATGTACCTTCGCCGCGAGATCCTGCGCCTTGTCGGACTCGTCCTGCGGCTCGCAGTTCACAACTTCCATTGTGGAAAAAAACGCCATCGCGCACGCGGCTTCTTGCTTGCGCAGCATGATGCGTGTCTTCGGGCGGAAGTACTTCGACCGCTTGTCGTAATCCGGCGAGTAGTACTTCGACCCACCGGCGTGGCGGCTGTACGTGTGCGCCAGCGCGTTCTCGATCCGGCGGCGCACCGAGATGTCGAACCAGTTCTGCGAGACGTTGAAGTTCTCGCGTGAGATCTGCAGCCAGTCGGGGGCCTTCTTCTTTTCCTTGTCGTCGCCCTCTGCGCCCAGATCCCCCTCGAGAGGCACCGGATTGCGCACGAAGTCCTGAGCGGTGCCCTTCCCCATCCCCGGCGTGAAGTCACCCTTCGTGTCGGTCTGTTGCGGAGCGCCGCTTCCGCTGGTCAGGTTGCTCGACGTGCGCGTACCGGCTGGCCCCTCGAGGGGAATGGGGTTTCGGCTGTAGCCGTCGTTGGTCGCCATGTCAGTGGATGCTCACGAGCGTGCGGCCCTGAGCGTCGACGAAGGATCGGCCTTCGCGCAGTGCGCGGTCAATCTTCTCGTCGAGTGTGCGCTTGCGCAGCACCTTGCGCGCGGCGGCATGCTCCAGGTCCGACAGGATCGGCAGGCAGTTGCCCTTCGCATCCTTCGGCAGCGTCGCCCACAAATCCAGATCGAAATGGCCGCGCGGATGTCCGAATCGCTCGAGCAACTCGCCGCCCGCGGTGATGAAGCGCCGACGCGTGATGTCGTGCTCGACCTCGTCGGCGCGGATCGTGTAGCCCCAGATGTCGTGGAAGTGGTGGTTGAAGATGTTGAACATCCGGCCCCGCTCGTTGATCTGGATCGCCCACATGTGGCCGGGGTACGCCTGGACGAGGAACTTCATCCCCTCCTTCGCGACGATCACGAGCGAGGCGTGATTGTCGAACATGTCGGGATGCGTGATCTCGCCTTCCGGTTCGCCCGCCGGATCGGGGCGCGGGTTGTTCCACTTCAGCGTCGTCGTCAGGCTCATGATGGTTCCCTGATTTCCCATGCGCAGAGGCTGGTGTCGCCAGCGACCGACTTTATCGTGAAGTTTCCGCCTGGAACGCGCGCGTTGATATACGGCGATCCAACCGTTCCGCCGGGAGACTGGATCGTCAGGAAGATGCGCGAGTTCGCCGTGACCTTGTTCGTGCTGACAGTGACGCCAGACGAACCATTCAGTGTCACCACGCCCATGGAGCAGTTCGTGCCCTCCTTGAGGTAGTAGCCCTTGCCTGCAACCGTGAGCTTGAAGTCGCCCGTGCAGAGCGGAGAGCCATTCAGCGTCGCGCTGGTCCCGGTGATCTTGATCGCCGCGACACTGCCAATCCCAGAGAACAGATGCAGCGCCGCGGTTGGACTGACAGCCCCGATGGTTACGTCGCCAGCAATATCGCCAAGGACAACCTGATCGCTGCTTGACGAAACACCAAAAAGACCCTCTTGCGATGTCCGGCCTACGGCGTACCAGGAGCGGGAAGCCGCGTTTGAAGAAAAGGCAACGAACGCTGGGGACAGACCGCCAGAAATGGTGACGACCTGAGTGCCAGTGAAGCTATTCGTGCCGAGAATCGCGATGTTCGATAGCGGCGTCACGCCACCGGCTACTGTCGTGCCGACCAGCTGCGCCGCGGCGTTGTTGAACGGGATGCCGAACGCGCCGTCGATCTTGACCAGCGAATCCTGTCCGGTGAGTCCGATCGCGACGAGCTTGATGTTCGACGCGGCGTTGATCAGCGGGTTTGCGCCAAGGATCGCCATCAGGTCGTCCTCAAGTAGATGGTGCCGTCGGCGGTCGACGTGTAGTAGTTACCGGCACCCACCGGGGGCTGCTCGTAGGCGAAGTCGGGAATGACTGGCGGCGTCGGTGCCGGATCGCCAGGATTCTGGCTCTGCAGGAACTTGCGCCCGTTCGGGAACAAGTACACTTCTGCAGGATCGCGCCACTTCGGGTCGAGGCTCGCCACGATGGTCCGCATGTCGATCGATTTCGATTGGACCGGCGGCGTGGTTGGCTGATAGGCCATGAGTGTCTCCCGTCCGCGCCTTATACCACATCCGGCTCGAGGCTGAGTTCCTCGTCCATGACCTTGACCGGCACGGCCATCGTGAAGGTAACCGCGAGCGCGTCGCCGTCGTCGGGACTCAATCCGCCGCGGGCCGCGATTTCCTGCTTGCTTTCCAGTTTCAGCCGCTCAGTGCGCCGATCGTATCCGTAGCCGGGACACTCGAGTGCGGTGCGCAGTTCGTTGTCGTCGGGGATCACGCCCTCGTCGCGCAGCCAGTCGCGCATCCGCGACCAGATTTCCGCGCGCCGGTTCACGTACTTTTTCAGCAGGTCAGCCTTCGCGCCGAACTGGACCTCGATGATGATGTGGCCCAACTGGCGCAGCCGGTCGATCACACCCGCGCCGTAGCCGCCTGAGCCGTCGACGAACACGACGTCGGGCGCGTGCGCGCGGATCACCTCGGCCACCATGCTGGCGACCTTCATCGTGTCGGGGATGCGCCAGCGGTACACCGTCGGCAGCAGGTAGCGGCCCTTGCGCAGGCGCACGACCGTCTGGTCCTGGCCCTGCCTGGCCACGTCGACGCCCATCAGCAGCGGCACGCTGCGCGGAATCGTCAGCGGGTCGAACTCCTTGCCGCGGCGGATCGCCTCGGTGATCAGGCCCGACGAGATGAACGACAGCGAGCCGTGCAGCGGGAACAGACCCAGCACGCGCACCCGCACGTAGTCCGAATCGATGCCCCAGTCGTCGATCCACTGCTCGAGCAACTCCTTGTTCGCTTTCTTGGAATCGCGGCTGTCGACGTGCATCGTTGTCCAGCGATGCGCGTGCGAGCCGAAACATTCCGCAAATCGACCGTCCGGTTGCGTCGGGTTTCCAAATGCCAAAAGTATACCGCGCGTGGTGAACGCGCCCTCGGACACGTCCCAGATCGGGTCGGCAATCGTCGACGCCTCGTCGAACTGGAACATGACGATGTCTTCATGCACGCCCGCGAACGACTGCGCGTTGTGCTCCGACCAGGCCATCGCCTCGGCATACCAGGTCTCTGGCTTCCACACGCAAGTATACTTTGTCTGCGTCCACTCAAACTGCCACTTGTTCGCGGCGAACTCATGCCACTTCGCCACCTCGCGCCAAGTGCCTGACTTCAACTGCGGCATCGTGCCTGCCGTCGTACGTGCCTTGTTCCTAATAAAGCAAGTCTGGAACCAGTGCGTGACCCAGGCCATCAGCGTAGACTTGCCGCTGCCGTGGCCGCTGGCGATGGCGATGCGAATGGTCTGAACACCGGCACGAAGCTGCTTGCCCAATTCATCCAGCACAATCGCCTGCCAGACATCCGGCCCCTCCTCGCCCTCCAGCGGCCCCGGCATCCCCCACGGGTAGACCGCGCACACGAATCCCAGCGGATCCATCTGGAATTGGCCGCAGAAGTCGTACCAGGCGATGAACTCGTCTTCGGTGCGCGGCTCAGGCCAATAGCTCGAGGTCACGGGCGCGGCGAACCGATCGAAATCGTCTTGCAGTTCTTGCACTGGTACACGCCGAAGTGTTCGCCTGCGATCGGATCTTCGCCTTCCCACATCGTGGGATACATGCAGTTGAACACATGCAGCCAGCGACACTGGCGGAACAGACAGAGCCAGCGCATCACGGTTCCTCGGGCGGCGTGTCGAATCCGGTCGGCGGCTCGACCGGCTTTTCGATCGGCGCATGCTCGATCAGCGTCTGAGCCTTGGCCGACCGCTGCATCTGGCCGACCGTCTTGCTGTCGACAAGCGTGGCCCGCAGCGCGTCGGCGCGCTTGACCGCACGGTTCTGCGCGACCGTGATCACGTTGATGATCG